GTAAGTTGTTTCCTTGCCACATAGCATAAACTGCACCCGGCGGGAATCGAACCCGATTAGGCTACCTAAAATGCGCTATTTTAGTGCGTTTCAAATCTCGAGTAATCAGCGAGTAATCAAAAGTAATCAGCTAATTTTCCCTGCAAGTTGAATCACTTCGGCTTTCTTTGACATTGACGATACATCATATGTATAATTTTTCTCATTCACCTCTTCGGTGTGTCCCAGTAAAGCTGCAGCAACTGTTGCAGGTACTCCATTACACCTAAGATTCGAATTCAATGTTCTTCGTATCGCATGAATACTTTTTTCGTTCACAAACTCTTTTGTCTCTGTTTTTGTTCGGACGCATTGGGAAATCATCCTTGTGTGGATTCTCCCATCCTCATTGCAAAATACAAATTCGCCAAGAAATCCAAGCCGTTTTTCCTCTTCCATCGTTTTTCTAAGAATCTTTTCCATATCATCAGTTAGTGGAATGACTCTTACGAGATTATTCTTTGTGCCCGATATGTAAAATTCATGGTTTTTCCGATTATACTTTTCAGATCTTTGAATAGTGATTGTTCGATTCTGAAAATCAATATCTTTCCACATCAACCCGGCAAGCTCCCCGACTCTCATACCGGTAAACAAAGACAGCTCTACAGCATACGAAGCTATGTAAGATTTGCAGTCTTTTGCAGTGTCAGACAACTTTTGCAATAAAGCCTTCCGTTCTTCTACGGATAATGTGCGTTCTTCTGCGGTTTTGATCTTTGACTCTTTGCAACCTTTCCGGTATATTGGCACATCAATATACTTACATGGGTTATCATCAACGACTTTATCCTTTATAGACTTTTCAAACACCGCATTCAGGTATCCGATCATCACCTTAAATGCTCTGTATGGAATATCTTTTCGTTTTAACAAACGATTTATGTATTCGGCAATCTTACCGTCCGTAATTTGCCGCAATGGCATATCTTCGATTTCATCACCTTTAAAGAATCTTCTATAATCAGATTCGTATTTTGCAACTGTATTATCAGACCGACCACATATTTTTTGACGTTCTACCCATATAAAGAACCTTTCCTTAAATGTATCTTTTTTATCAGATTCAATATAATCAATAATTACAGTCTCGAGATCTTCTTTATTCTTTTTCTTTATAAGTTTTCTTCCGGATTCCTTTGGAATATATGTTCTCCAATATCCGTCTTTCCCTTGCCATATATTGTATGGATGTTTACTTAAAATTTCCTTTCTCTTCTGCATATTCGCTTGTTCCTGCACAAGTGCTATGTTGATAATACCATTATCCAACGCATAATTCAACAACTCACGATCTGAAATTTTCTCCATTCACGATCACCCTCCGGAAATTAAAATTAAATCGCTCCGCTTCCGGCGGCTCTTTCGTATATTAAAAACTAATACTATCCTATCATTTGTATTTTACGCAACATTCGCCATCTTCCGGTCTGCCAAGATATCGTCACAGATGTAGTATTTCTCCGTAACCGCTGTGTTTGCGTGTCCTAGTCTGTGCGATACATATAAAATATCTTTCGTCCGTTGATATTCCCGGCTTGCAAATGTTTTTCGGTATACGTGCACCGTAGCCACATTCCGACATCCGGCACGTGCTGCTATCTCTTTTGCAATTTCCTCTATCGTAGCTTTGCATAATGGCTTTCCTGTTTCCATGTTCCGACTGTTAAGAAATATATACCCTTCTGTCCTGCCGTTCACATACTGTTCCAAGGCTACACGGCAATCCGGTGTCATAAAGCAAGTACGCCATTTACTGCTCTTTTCTCCGTAAATCTGGATTTCCCCACGTTCAAAGTCCAGATTTTCGATTTTTAAGTTACAGATCTCTCCCACACGAGGACCGGCACTAAGCATCAGTTCCAGAAGTGCCTTTTCTCTTAGAGTTTTTAAGGTATTCTTACACTTAGATACCTCATAGTCAGACAATCTCTTTTTGCGCGCCTGTGGAATTTTAATTTTATCAATATCCCAGTAAATATCACTGTCAATGTGATGTTTTCGATACGCCCACTTGGCAAACGCGGATAAGCACTTTTGGATGTTTCCGGCGTAGGTCTTAGAAATATGGTCCCTATACTGCCGTATGGCTATGTAGTCCATCACATCTTGTCCGGTCATGGTGGCATAATGTAGTCCGGTTTCATTAAAGAATTTCTTTAATGTGTACAGGTACATTTCAATCGTTTTCTCTTTCCTGCCGACTGCGATCAGATCAACGTGATATCTGCCGAGAATCCATTCATTATCCCTTACGTCCGTGGTTGGCAGCGTTTCGTCCGGCACCAAATGAAAACCTTTCATGCGATACGCAAGTGCTGTTTTCAAGCGTTCCGTCCCTTCGGCATCCAGATAACCAGCCATGTCGTATATTAAGTTGCTTGTAAATTCTCCCTTTGTCATATAACCCTCCTATTCTAGCCTTTACTATGGTGTGCGTGAGTGCTATAATGACAATAGTGATAGAGTCTTAGCACTCATGAGCCGGGCATTGCAGTGCCCGGCTCTTTAAAACAAACATATCTGCTGTTCATCGTAGTAATATTTCTTTCTTACCGGTACATACCCACCGTAAAATATCCGCTTAACACGATCTCTCTGTTTCAGATTTGCCATATAGAAGTTGTTAACCTCTGGAGGTACTGAAAAATAGTATGCTTCTGGATATGGCAAATTCTTTTCCTCGCAGATTTCTGAAATTTTTCTCTGATAATAGAGGATATGGTTTCTCACGAGATTCATATTGCAGCCATCCGGCCAGAACGGATCATTGCACCCGTTCTGGTTTATGTCCTTCCATTGGCTTATTTCTTTCCGGATCTGCTCACTATATGATTTTACTTTTTTCTCCGACGTTTCTTCTTTCATGATGGTATCTCCATAAAATCAAACAATGTCGGCTCGTCCACTTCATTCTCCGCTGCCTGCAAATAGCTGACACCATCCCGGAAGTAATCCGGATTCAGCTCGCATCCTTTACCATTCCGGTGCATCTTAACCGCTGTCATTGGAACTGTCATAAGACCACCAAACGGATCATAGACCGTATCACCCTCATTGCTATATCTGTTGATGATTCTCTCCACGATATCCAGCTGCAACGGGCATACGTGCATCTGAGCGCGTCTGCGGCTCTGCGTGGTGTTAAGGGTACGCATCCGGTTGATATCATCCCACACTTCCAACTGATTCCACGATCCCGGTGCAACAACCATAAATGTTGCCGGGAGCTTTCCGTCCTTGTCCAGATCTTCTGCAAGTTTCACATGATCCTCATAGTTATATACATTGCCGCGGCTGTACTCTCTATACACTGTCTGTAAGCTATCAACCGGAAAATCTTTGAGCTCTTCCTTGCTGATCAGTCGGTCTCCTGACGATCTCCAATAACCATGTGCATCAATCTGCCACTGTGCCCGGGTGTAATCCTCTTTGGATTTCTTGACCGGAACATCTGCGTATGCCGTAGATCTGTCGGTTGGCAGTTTACGGAAAAGTAAGATATATTCCGGACATCCTACACCCATCTTTGAACCATCCTTGCACTGTTCCGTCCATCCGAGGCGGTATGTCTGGTTATTCTCACGAACCACATCGGTCACAACCGTGATCATTCCGAAATACTGGAATCCATGTTTCATGTAATGCGCAATGCAAAGCGCGTGGAATGGTTCAATAGTTGGCATCCCGGTACCAGTTGCATTTCCAAATAATACACGATCCTTAACATGAATTGCAGCCACACGCCCCGGCTTCAGGACTCGGAGCAGTTCCGGTGTAAGGAAATCCATCTGTTCAAAGAACCGGTCTGTGTTCTGGTTATGCCCGAAATCGTTATAATTTGCACTGTATTCGTAATGATTGCCGAATGGAATCGAGGTATGTATTAGATCAATGCTGTTCGTTTCCATTGCCCGCGTTTCTTCTACGCAATCCCCATATACCGCTTCATAATGGTTTCCTCTCACTGTTCTCTCTTCTCTGCTACCTTCCACGCCCATCTTCCTTTCTAACCGCTGTGTCTTATTTTCCGAGTTAAGACCATACTTCTTTACAATCTCGATCATCTTTGCAACCATGTGATTGTGATTCTTCCATTTTTCAAGCAATGCTTCCTTAATCTGTCGCTCGTTCTCCATGTAGATAATGTCGATCACAACCGGTTCTTTCTGTAAAAAGCGGTAACACCGGTGTACCGCCTGAATAAAATCGTTGAACTCATAATCAATTCCAAGGAATATCTCCCTGTGGCAATATCTCTGAAAGTTACATCCGGATCCGGACAATGATTTCTTCGTAGCAAACAACTTTGTCCGTCCATTCGAAAAATCAATTACCCTCTGCTCGCGCAGGTCATAATCCATAGATCCGTAGATATCTACCACATCCGGCAACGCTTTCTTGATTGCGTGCCGTTCATTTTCCAGATCATGCCATAAAAGAAAATGATCATCAGGCGATTCTTCCACAATTCTTTTCATTTCTGCTACACGGCGGTCAATGCTTTCTCTTTTAACTGCCGCAGCTTCTTTCAATCCCTCTGCTGCTTCCTGAAATAGCTGAATTTGTCCGTCCTTATCCGCTGTATCGCCATAATGCACCGGCAATTCGTGCCATCTCACATCAAGTGGCGGAAGATCATATCCCTCATCGGAATATACCGGATTGAGATCTGAAGGCTTCGTGATAAAAAGTGCCCAGCTTGACACCCACATCCAAAATTCGTCTTCCATGTTCGGGTACAATGTGAGGTTGTTCGCTTTTGTGCTGTCGCGTTGGAAGAACCGTGTCAACGCCTGCCCTGTATCCATCACTTCCAGATATCCGGCATAATGGATCAGTTCCTTGTATTTGTTCGGCGATGGTGTAGCCGTGGCTACCAGCTTATACGGAACATTCTTGAATTTGTCTAGGAATGTCTGATAGGTCTTGCTGCCGAAACTCCTTAAAACACTGGCTTCATCAAGTGATGTTGCTGTAAAGTAGTCTGGCCGGATATCCCCATCCCGTACACGCTCATAATTTGTTAATACAATCTGGCTTGTGCTCTGCTCCACTTCTTCCATTGTCCGGCAATACTCCGGTTTCTCATATCCAAGCACTTCCACCGCATCATGCGTAAACTCCTGCTTTACTCCAAGCGGCAACACGATCAATGCACGACCGCTGCTATGTTCTGCTGCCAAGTGGCAAAACTCAATTTCCTGTACCGTCTTTCCAAGTCCAAAACTCTCAAACAGTGCACGCCTACCGCCTTTGAGTGCCCACACCACAGCATCCCTCTGGTGTGGCTTCAATACCTTATTTACTTTTTCTGGCTTTACAACAAACCCGCTGTCTGTAGCCAGCTCAATTTTTGTTTCTAAGAATTCTCTATATGTCATTTTTTGAAAGGAACCCGGCGCGCCTTTTATCCGGATAGGTTCCGGCTCCTTTCTTAATTCTCAATAAACTCGTCTATTGTCATTTGGTAATATGTCTTCTGTTTCCTATTCATTTCATTGCAAAATGCATGATATTCTCTTGTATATTCATAGCTATCTTTAAATACATTACATACGGCTGTGTACAAATTTGGCTCATGCTGTTTCAGCACTTCAAGTTCAAATTCAAGGTTTCGCCCACAAGGACAACCACAGCAACCGGTTCTTTTCAAGCCATATTCTGTGTAGCATCTGCTATGTTCAATGCCGTAATGCTGTTCATAACATTTCTTGTCATCATTCGTGTACCAGAATAAAGGTCTGTATTCGTCTGCATTGTCCTCTTTTTGGCTATAGCAATTCTTGTAAGACGCCGCCCTTGCTCCGCCCTCTGCTTTCCGTATGCCGGTAATCATCAGATCACACTTTATTCCGTGGGAAATATCTTTCTTTGCCTTTTCGCAACATTTATTCGATATTCGGAATGTTGGCGGGTTTGCAATCAAAAATTCCTTGAGCCATTTATTCCAACTGATATTATTTCTTTTGCCCGGTTTTAAATTGCACCACCACATTAAAGCTGATTTGCATTTCGGATATTCTGCATACAATTCCTCAAATGGTTTATCTTCCCACTTAAAATTATGTTTCTGCAATCTGCTTATAAACTCGCTTACGGTTTTGCTCAAGAACGGTTGTCCGTATGTCGTACAGGCTTTTGGGATCGTCATTCCGTGTTGCCATGCTTCGAATATTTCAATCTTTATTCCATATTTTTCTTCTAAGTATTTGATGTGTTCCTTTGTTGCTCCGTATTCCAGTCCGGTATTAAAGCATACATATCGGATTTTGTGGTAAATATCTACTTTAACACATATATCTACCATAATGTCGCTATCCGAACCACCGGAAACAGAACACACTATTGTTTCATAGTTTTTGTTATTAATGATGTTCCATGCCCGAATCAGATTGTCTCCGATTATTTGGTTCTTTGGAACATCAGAAAGCAATTCATCAAGAGAATGTGCTGGGTATTGGTTTCGAGTATTCCCAGAAACCAAACAGAATTACGCACTAGCATAACTCCCGACCTCTCGACTACGATTAGAACATTATGTGTTCCCCAAGTGCTTCGGTCTTAACAATCGCAAACTCTCTATCATGTGAAAATTATGTGAGTGCAGGCTCCATTCTGTTTTTCATCATTCTCTTGATATATCGCTTTTCAGCTTTTGTGTGTTGAATTTCTGATCTCAAAAATGCGATCTCATTCTTGTTTTTACAATCAATAGCATATTGCAGCAGACATTCATATTCTGCAATTGCATCGTTACAATCATCTATATCCTGTTGCGAATACTCTTTCGGTGGTTGGCATACAGAATCGAGAAATTGCAAGATGAAATTATCTCGTCTGTATGCCATATCTGTACTATTCGCCATATAATAATCACCCCTTTTACTGTTGCGCCAAATAACACATAATTCCACAATCCGGGAAAATCTCTGTGTTCATGTTACCTCTGTCCGGTTCAAGTTCATCCAGATATACCGGATTCCCTTTGCCGTCCTTAAGGATTGAATAACCAACTTCTCTTTCCAACTTCGCCCGACTTTCGAATACTTCCGGGAAATCTTTTCGAATACGATTCCAATATCCCATACCGCCCTTGACGCATCCGATACAGTTGTTGTTCGGATAGCCAAGGTCATACATCAAAGGTCGGGCAAAATCAAAAGTCCGTTCAAACAATCCATGTACCTCTTCTTTTGAGAGATTTTTATCAATGAGTGGAAATTCATGTGTAGCTTGCGGATTTGCTTCTATCGTACTCTCTGCACGGTTCTTTTCCTTAAGGTCAAATCCCCAGACGTAAGTCAATTCACAATCCTTATGCTGCTCTTCCCACTCTTTTCTCACCCTCTTTTTCAACCAGTTTGTGCATGGTGCAAATCCATTTGCCGGATTTCTGAACCCACCAAAGGCTCTTACACAATCCTCTACACAACTGTACTGACTTGATTTCAGTATTTTGACTTCCTTTCCGATTGCCTTTTCGCAATCCTTAATGAATCTGATACTGTCCTCCTGCTGGTCGGCAATGTCAATGTAAATCCATTCATCAACATCTCCTGCTAAATATCCAGCCATAAAACTGCTGATACCTGCACTTACCCAGCATACTTTTAATTTTTTCATAACACCACGCTACAAATCCATGTATCGTGGATAGTCCGTATCGGCTTCCCATGCTGACCGCCTGAAACTCACATAAGTCAAATATGCTATATGTGCGCAACTTCAAATTTACCCTATATCGAGTAGTCAACGCTACTATCACAGACTTTATGCAATTTCTTTAACACCTATAAATCACAACCTCGGTTTACCGAGGATTCGTTATTCCTTTCTTTTTCTTAAAATTTCATCTAAACAGGCATTCCAACCGCTTTTAAAAACTTCATATCCTTTTTCTGTATAATATACTCCCGGTTTTAATTCTGGATTGTTTGGATTTTTCTCTGGCAACTCCCGGAGCGGGCACCAATCCGGTTTCTCTCCATCTGGTAAAAGTTTTCCTACCGCACAGCACAGATATTCGTCATCATTCTCTGTCTCATAGCACAATGTGCATTTCTGGCACACCTGTTCCGGCATGTCCATAACCAATACTGCTTTAGCCATACAATCACCCTTTCTTTTTCTTCTTAGGCTTAAACTTAAAAACATCATTTTTCTGACGGCTTACCATGCTACGATAGCCGTTCATTTTACTTACTCTGCTTTTCCCCATGCTTTCACACTCCTTCCGGTTTCTCACACCGCTCAAACTCGATAATCCACACATAAGGGTTTGCGTTCCATCCGTAGCGGTCAAGGTCGGATTTCTTGATGGTTGATTCCCACAGCCAAGCAAATTGCTCCTTTGCAATCCCGTACTCTGGGTCTACTTCTGTTCCATAATTTCTTTCACTGTACCCTATATCTTCGTAGAAAAGATTTCCAACACCTTCATTTTCAGCGTCCTTTGGTGTTATGTCCTGCAACCGTTCCACTCTTACATCCGTAACCTTAAGCCAGATACGTGCCGCTTCTTTTGGCATGTGGATGGATGGTTTCCACTTTGTAACATCGGCAATGTCATTTCTTTGCCAATCTTCGTAGTAATAGTATCCGTTCTGTGCCTTTTTCCATGTTTCCCGGACATACAGGATATCGCCCGGCTCGCAAGGCAACTTAAAAAATTTCTCTCCATACCCATCTGCAAATGTACCTCTACACGATATGTACCCTTTAGGTGTAAAAGCGGTATATCCCCATACAGCATCATCAGGAATAAAGCCTTTCACAATTCTTCTTGTCGCACCCTTTCTTCCGTCCAGAATCGCCCGAACCATTTCTGTATTGAATAAAATCGGTTTAATTGCCATCTGCGCCACCGCCTTTCACAATTTCGATTGCTTCTTTCAGCACTTCAACAGCTTTTCTTTGCTGAAATTCTTCTGTTATCGTTCCGTTTTTATTTTCATATTCAATACAACGCGCATGCGTCTGTATTTTCTTTTCCAACTGTTCCACAACCTTGTCCGGGTCATAGGCGGTCGGCTGCGCATCTATCACGCTCGCCAATGTTGCCAAACTTACTCTCCTAAAATCATCATCAGATTTACTTGCACGCATGCAATATTCTTTTAGTGTGTCTGCATCAATCAGTCTCATCGTTCGCCCTCCTGTTCCATCCCGCTATTGCTCTTTCCGCCAATTCTTTATCTGTTGTATGTTTATAACAGTTCGCTAAGGCATCTTTTTCATCAACGACAATACCTCCAATACTTCTACCTCTTGCATGACATACATTGCACCTAACTGAATATGTATGTCTTTCAAGTTTTACTCCAAGCCCTGTGTACCTGTCCAAAACAGATTTTTTGTCTATCTTTAGTTTTGTACTGTCACAGAACGGGCATTGTTTCAATTCTTCACTCATTCTTCATCATCTCCAAAACTAAATTCAATCTCGTCATTCGAATCGACACATAACTGTTCGCACTTGGCTCTTGTGGATGTACCACCGGAATGACTGGTGGCTAAAAGAAACAATTCTTGAACGATATTGAAATATGACATTCTGTAACAAAACTTTTCATCTTCACACAGTTCTTTAATGGCATCTTCGCCATGCACATATTCGTACCATTCCTCGAACTTACCAACCAGTTCCCGCATAAGGCTGATACAATATTTCAAGATATGCTTCTCATCGTGGCTTTCCAAATCATTGTTACATTTCTGTTTTTCCACCGCCATCCGGCATTCTTCCACCGTGCCGATGGCTCGGTACTGCTGGATTTCTTCAAGCGCATTGATTGCTATTTCTATAGCTTCACATCTATCTCCCTCTGCAAAGATTATCTTTTCTCCGCAACCGGGCTTTTCGTTCTCAATAATCATGATTGCTTCATTCTCTGTCATTCCCCCCCCTCCAACAGTTCCGGATTGTCAAATATGTTGCCGATCACACTACATTCATCCAAAACCTCATAGCTTTCAGCCGACAGTCTGTTTGTAACTTGGAAAGACAATGTTTCTTCATCCCACAAAACTTCACCGGAACAATCTGCTTCTGCATATCCGCTTTCTGTGCTATATGTGTCAAGATAAACAATTACATCGTGTTCAAATATCAATTTCTCATCTCGATCTGTCCGTCCAGTGCACCGGCAGATAGTAGATGCATCTACAACACAACGACAGAAGAAACCCAAACTATCCTTTGCGTAGAAATAATAACTTTCGTTGCCCTTTTTCGTGCAAAATGGGTATGACAGATATCCTTCCACCCATTCACCATTGTCGATCCGCTTGCCACGGAATAAGTATCTATCTTCCATCACTTCTCCTTTCGTTCATCTTTTTCAGTTCTTCGCTGATATCTTTTAGGTCGCAATCAATATTAACCAGCCGACCCCATATAAATAAGGTTGATAATGCAAGCAAAACTCCCATTTTTTACCCCACCTTCTTTCCTGTAACAATGTCCCAATGCTCATCCTCGATAAATGTCTGCCGGATGATCGCATCGGACAGATAGTGTTCTTTGCTCTTTGGCTGTTTTCTCCAATAGGAATCAATGTAATACGCAACCCACTTCATAAATTCCTCGATCTTGGCATTCGAGAATCGATATGACTCTTTCAATGTCGGGATTGTCAGATACATCGTTGATGCAAGTGCACTCTCGATGTTCCGATCTGCACCAAGCACCGCACGCCCTTTCTGAATATCTGCCATGTACAGCTTCTGCGACATTGGTATCGACTTTACCCAGCCGACCACATCAATTTTCCGTTTCCGGCAATACTCCATCATGCTTTCGCTTGTAACATCTTCGTTATCATCGTCCTGCCATGCAACACGCTTGTTTACTGTTTTGGTGTAATAGTTCGTGATCTGCTTAAATGTCAGATCAAATTTGTCATACAGTGCAAGGGCAAATATAAATCCCATATGGTTCGCAATATTATCCCCAAGGCGTGCCTTTGCAAGTTCCTTTCTGTATACGCTCATCGGTATCAGTTGCTCCCTTTGTGTTACTCCGTGCATTACTTCTCCTTTCTGGTATCTCGCCACTTTCTCATTACCCATCCAAAAGCTTTTGCAGCATATCTTCCTGGTGCTGCTCTGCGATATGATCCCGGACCGATTCTTCTGGGAATGCGATCTGATATGCCCGCTCCTTGATCCGGTTTGTGATCCGGTCATCATATTGCAAAGTCTCCAAGGACTCATTGCTGGTAAAGATTGTCACTTTCCGGTTTATATACCGCTCGTTGATGATCTGGTACATCTTGTCGTTGATCCATGCAGCCGGTGCTTCTACTCCGAAATCATCGATAATCAGCACATCCGCCGTACTAAGCGCACCCAGTAACCGGCTCTCACTGTATTCCGCATCCCGCCGCCATGTATTTTTAATCTCCTGCAGGATTGTTAAGGACACCGCGAACTTGACCGCATAATTTTTCATCAACTCGTTGGCGATTCCGGCGGCAATCCGGGTTTTCCCGCTCCCTTTCGTCCGGGACCAGATAAACAAACCCATGCCCTGCTCCTTCTGGTGTTCAAAATCACTGAGATAGGCTTTTACTATCCGGCAGGCATCCACCACTTTCTTTTTGCTGTCCGGCTGCCGGTACACATCCACCCGGAAGGTTTTCAAATCCATTCCCCGGAACGCTTCCGGGATATCTGCAAAGCGCAGCCGACGCGACATAATCGCACGCTCCCGGCACTTGCACGGTGTTGCTGTTTCAATGCCGTTCTTTTCCGTTAAAATCCACTCGCTGCCGTGGCAGACCGGGCAAACATCAGAATCCTTCGAACTCTCCGGAGATTCCGCGTTCTGCGAGCAATTCGTTGAGCGACTTCTCACGCGCTCCATCATCTCGCTGATCATGCTTTTCATTTGCTGGTCCATCATCCGCTCCTTTCACGTAAGCCATAAACAGGTTTTCTTTCAAAAAATTTTCCGGGTTCTTGATGTACCGGACCGGTGTCTTTTTCCGCTGGCAGGCAACCGCATAGTTCTGCGCCGCTGTAATCAGATCCTCTTCCGGCACCCCAGCGGCTACCGCATTGCAGTATTCCGTCTCTGCCAGATATCCGGTACAGGCTTTCGGGTAGGCTGCAACAAAATCTGCAAACCGTTCCACTGGGGAACTTTCTTTTGTATTTTCTTTCTCTATCTCTGTATCTATCTCTATCTCTATATCTTTCTCTATCTCTACATTGCATTTTTGTTGCAAATTGTTGCACACTGTTGCTCCACTGTTGCATTGCAACGCTTTTTGTGCATTTTCCCTAGATTTCCGACTTCTACGAGTGCTTGCCGTCTCGCTTCCTAAGTTATCTTGCACAAAAGGCATAAGATACTCGATATTGTCGGCTGTCTGGATCAATCCGCAGGAAAGAAGATACTGAATCGTAACTTGAACGTTGATTTCATCCTCATCAATATCAAGGGCAATCTCTTTGTAAAATTCATCTTCAAGACCAGAGTATTCCAAATAGCCGCCTTTTTTCAGAGACAATAGCTGCATTTTGAGATAGATAATCGTATATGTATCGCCACCAGCCATCTTTCGAAGTTTCTTGATTCGTTTACTATCAAAAAAATCATCCATCAGCTTAAGCCAGTAATATCGCTTATTCTCTGCCATTCGAACCACCCTCTCCATGAAGCAAATCCATAAATTTTTCATACTGTTTCTGTGATACTGAATTATTGGCTTTCTCCGGCTTCAAGCGGATTTCAAGGTGCTTTTCAGCGATATGCGATAACTCCTTAGCAAGATTCTTTTTTCCCTGTTTAATGCCGTCATAATAGCCTTTTGCTGGGCGGTAATCATCAATCTTAGCTTTACCCTCGCCCTGTGACCCACTCGTCTTATTCCGAAGTTGATAACCATTATTTGCACAAAATTTGATATAATACTGCTCACGCTCATCAAGTTTATCTATCGGACAGTGTACTGATGTTACATTCCATCCATGCGGATTATCCTCTGAATACATCCCATGAGACTTTAAGCTAAGGTCTATGTGCTGATACCCAGAAAGGTGTTGCGACAATCTGGTTAAAATACGCTTAGCCTGCCCCACATAGGCATATCTAAACCCATTTTCGTCCTGTCTTGTCAGAATATATATTCCGCTTGATTCATCAAGCCTTGGATTCAATGCAAGCCATTTCTGCTTGTTTTTAGCTTCGATGGCTTTTGCCTGTCTAAATTTCTTATAATCCAACTCAATCACTTCCTCTCCAATGGCTTCATGCTCATTTGAGCCACAAACTTTCCGTAACTCATGCCGGAAGCGCGCGCCATGTGGTTCACAGCCTTGATTACATCATTCTTTTTCCTTGGTTTTTCCGTGCACTCTTTAATGGCGTCGCTCATACAATCCTGGCAATCTACCTTGTGTTCATCTATGGTCATAAAAATTCTGCCGCATTTCGGGCATATTCTGGTATACACGGTTCTTCCACGCTTTTTAAAATTTTTAAACTGTCCGAATCTGCTTGCGCATTTTGGTCTGCAGTATTTTTGATCTGGGCGATTCGGTTCGAATTCGGACCCGCAATATTTGCATATTTTCAAAGTTTCATCCCCTTTCTAAAGGTTGGCGGCATATAGGGGATATACCGCCAAAACAAGGCTTTCAATAATTTGTGATAACTACTCGCCGAACAAATGTTTCTTTTAGGCTTTCGCCTTGGTGTTACAACCAATCAGAACGGACAAAGGTTCATATCAACCTCTAATCCTTTTTCTGCAATATAAACATTTACTCCATATTTAACTGTTTCTTCTGTCTTTTGTTTAAATAGTGCGGGATCTCCGCTTTTATCTGATAAGTGTATTAGAACGACATTTCTCAATGCCGGGTTATCGTTAGTAGAAATAAATTTAAGTGCCGTATCAAGGCTCATATGACCTCGTAGGCGGTGTTCGTAGTTCGGATCGTCCCGATTAACAAATTGCATATCGTAGTTGGCTTCACATAAGATATGATTCACTCCATTAAACCGCCATCGGACATATTCGGTATCTGTGGCATACACCAAACTGCCTATATCCGGGTGTGTGATGTAAAATCCGTAGCAAGGACATTCTGAACCGTCTCCGTTGTTATGCAACCATCTGCCAGACTTATCCCGGTTTTCAAATGCTCGTATGCTAAAGCTTTCTTTCCCAAACTGTAGGATATTTCCGTCTATCAATTTGAACGGCTCCCACACTGGAATACCGGCTCTAACATACTGAAAGAAGTACTGATGATGGTCAGAATGGATATGGGTTGTGATTACTGCCTTAATCTTCATCACATTGAAATTCAATGCTTTCTTAACTTCCATGAATGGTAACCCTGCTTCGATTATCAATGCTTCGTTGTCATTCTCCAGAATGTAGCAGTTACCGGATGAACCGGAACCTAAAACTTTTAATTCCATAGGCTACTCCAATTCTTCCTCTGTCGGAAACTGAAAATATCCATTCAGATTGTTAAATTCTACCCGATCACAAGAATCTTTTACGATTACAGTTCCAAAACCGCCTTTCATTACGGTCTTTATTGTTTCATTGAAATCCTCTGGAATATCTGCATTTGTGATAAACTTGCCAGCATACGCAACTCTAAGCATTTCCATGGCTTTCTTCGCCTTTTCTTCGGAACTGTATTGAGCCATTATTGAAGCTTCATTGTCTCCGATTGTCTGCATCCGGACAAAAGCTTTGTCTCTCACCCCTCTCGTATCAATAAAAACGACACTATTTTCGTACGGAACATCAATCGCCCCGTCCTGTGATATAACTCTCATGGAAGCCTCCTAATCTTTCATAAAGTCCGGCAAATTCTCGTCATTCTCTGCCGATTCAACAACTTCCGCGCTTTCAACTTCTTTTGCTTCCGCATCTACAACAAAATCCTCTGAATTGGCGTTCTCGGCAATTTCTTCCTGCGTCTGCTGATAAGTTTCATCCATCTGCATAAGTGACTGTGTAGCCATAGCGTTAAGGTCTTTCGGATGCTTCTTGATTGCATTATTACGCATCTTGCGAATAATCATAGCTTCGGAAGTTTCTCTCCACGCCGCGCTCATATAAGGTCTTGCCACTTCACAAGCAAGCATTTCTTCCAATGTCTTGCATCCGAGAAGTGCACTGATAATCTCGTCCTTTTTAGCCTTAATTTCAGCCTTTTGCTTGTCGGTTGCCTTGCGCTTATTCTCGCAAATTCCAAACGTTTCATTCAAAAGATTGTTGCGCACATGAGCCAAAAGGTTTCCTTTCACGCCTTCACGTTCCGCAATCATGTATTCAATCTTTCCACCGTCCATCTCGACTGGATAAACTACACGGATTACTTTCTGCGACAATCCTTTTTCTTCCCACTCCGGCGGCGTAACTTCAACACCTCTGTGCTTCGGATATGTAAATTTATCCCCTTCTTTCACAAGCCATACCGGATAGACCTTTTTAACACCAACACCAAAATTACGGAGAAGTGCATCGTTTCCGTCTCCCTCAATACCCATTTCAACCTCTTTATACCAATTTCCATTGGCATCCTGCTTATTTCTCAACTGGAAATAACACTCTCTTGGCACTGCATTTGCATTAAGTTTAAGGCTGGAAACCTGCCCGATAACCTGTCTCAAATTAGAACCATTCAGATTTTCCATAGCCGCCTTATTCGATGTAACAAGGTTGTAAATAGCACTCATAGATGCCATAACGCACTGCTTGGAATAATCATCAAAGGCAAGTCCATGTTCTGCAAAATCACGCTCCATAAGTCCGGTATACTGATTTGCGTAAAATGAAAGTCTTGTATTCATTTCCTGCTTAACTGCAACTTCCTGTTTCTTTGTTTCTGCCATAATTATTTTTCCTCGCTTTCCTCAAATTTCTTCACAACTGCCACCTTATCAGCGCCGTAGGTATCCACCCACTTCATATCCACGGTTTCATCCGTGACCGTCAGCTTTGCACCTTTGGCATTTACAACCATGTCACCGGCTTTTACGGAATCCTCGGTGCGGTATGTATAACTTCTGGTGCTGTTTGGAAATTTTGCTTTGATATAATTCATTCTGACACCTCACTATCTAAAATAATTTATTTATCAATTCCATTGCATACATTGTGTCAACCTTGGAATCGCCAGTCTCTTCCATGTGTTTCTGCAATGCTTCGACCATCATCTGAAAATAAGTTGTATCTACACCGGTCAGCTGTTCTTCCAAAACTTTCACATCCTTCAAATCCAGTTCATTCAACTGCATACACATTTTTACATACTGACCAGCGTTGATATGGTAGCCGCGCTCAATGTACTTTCTTGTGCGGATGATAGAGCAAAGCGGATATTTAGAGCCTACATAATATAATTCCTTGTTTATGATGCACTCCAACGCCTTAGGGGGAAGAAATACCTCGTTATCCCACGAACTCCATGCACAAGTGCAATGAACGAAATCATAATTCTTATGAATTTCCTCTACTTCTCCATAGAACCTTGTAACAATCTGAATCTTGTTTGAAAGGCTTATTGCGTTGCTTGTAATAAAACGTGGTCTGTATTTTTCTTTGGAATCCGAATCCGTTTCTTCCTGTTCGTGCTCCATTCCAACTGCTTCATCTTCCTCGGCTGTAGAATCAAAATTGTAAGAAATGGAATTCCCTTCCACTTCATCCTCATCTGCAATTCCTTTAGAACGGACAAAACATTTTACCGAACCATTATCACTACCAGTCGCTTTTGCCAATTCTTCTCCCCACATAAGAGTGACTGGTTTATCTTTGTGCATATCGTTCCACTTATCAACATAGTATTTCGCAACTGCAATACACGCATCTTTTGTTCTGAAATATACATCGTAGTCATGCACCGGCTCCCCTGTTAAAAGGGAAACCAAGGCGCCACCTGTAATAATGGTATTTTCTTTCACCACAGCCTTTACGTTCTCATCCTCAATGCTCTCCATCCAGTCACGAAGTTTGTTACCTAAATGCCGCTTGATGTTCTTACTATTCATCCTACACACCCTCCACTTTCAACTGCTCATCATCAGTGACCGTCAGAAGAATCAACTGTGTATCAAATTTCGGAAGATACTTGTCGTTAATGCTCTCTGCCCCATCCAGAACAATAGGAGTCTGCATACCGTAGAATTTCTGAAAACTGTTGCAAATATCAATCTTTGCCTCAATCTCACGTCCGGTATTCGTAGTCTTGCCAAACACCTTGTAGATTCCGGTCTTTTCATCTGGCACGGTTGGAATACAGATTTCCTTGTAGTTTCCGTTCTTCTGGTGGTCATACAGTTTCCAACGAACAATGCTAAAGTGCGAATTGATTTCATCCACAAGCAGATCATTTTTACGTCTGGAAACCTCTGAAAGCTGATAAAGAATCTTTTCTGCATCAGTCTTAGCCTGTTCATATTTACGCTGATCCTGTCTCTTTTCCGCGATCTGTTCATCAATACGGACATTGTTAGCCGCCTGTGCAATGATACTATTTACTTCATCAAGCTGGCTCTGCAGATCTGCTTTCTCGACTTTCAAATCAGTAACAACCTTGTCCGCACCATCAGATTCCAGCTTTTCAATATCGGCGAGAACCTTGTCACGCTCTGCTTTCAGTTTCACATAATCTTCATTCTGCGTGTAATCAGCTTCGCTCGGGATCTCGGATAACTGCTTCGAAAGTTCTTCTTTCTTTGCAATGGCATCCTGTTCCTGTTTCTTTAAAGCGTCAATTTCTGTATTCAGATCAGCATTTTTCTTTGTAAGTTCGGTAATAAGTTCTTTCTTCTCGGTGCCAATAGTATTCAACCGATTCAGTTCAACCTTTTTGTCAGTGTCAAACTTAAATCTTTTTGCTTTCAGTTTTTCTTCTGCATCCGCCTTGGCTTTTTCTTTCCAGCTTTCAAAATCAGCCTTTAACTGCTCGATTTTATCTTCTGGCAACTTCTGACCGCACAGTGAACAAACAGTGCTATTTTCATCAAATACCCACTTGGATTCGTCAAACAGGTAAGGCGCTTCATCAAATGCCTTGGCATATTCTGCATTGTACTTTTCTCCAATTTTCTTCCGTTCTGCATCCGCATCTGTGATAGCCTTTTCATTACCGACAATCTGATTTTTTTTCAAAGAAATCGTCTGCTCCAGATGTTTTAATTCATTTTCGCAACCGCACAGATCAGCATCAATTTCGTATCTACGATTGGATAATTCGCGGTTCATCGTCTGTGTAATTCCGGATATATCAAGTTGTAACCGCATTTCCTTATCGCGCAATTCGTCAAGCGAATGATCGGCACCGGCAATCTTCTTATCGCATTCAGCGATTCTTCTTGTCAGATCAGCCTTGGCAAGTTCCTGCTCTGTCACATCCACATCAACCTTAGCTGACTCTAAACCGATAATTTGATTCGGGATTGCATCCAACTGATCAACCGCTTTTTTCTTGGAAGCATTGTTCATCGCTTCAATTTCCTCAAATTTGTAGGATTCAAGCAATTTTGCCACGTCCGCGGTATCTTTGCTCATCTGCGCGATCTCCAAGTCTGTTTTGGAATGAGACATAGCGAATAAATGCTCTCTCATTTCATCCTGCTTCTTTTTCTGTGACAAATCCTTGGTAAACATGCTCGGATGCGAACACACAAGAAATTTGCCAAATGAGAAGCCAAGTTCTTCCATGTATGCCGTAAAATCACGGCCATTCTTAGGCACAGAATTGATTTCATATGAATTAGAAAGAGTCACTTTCGATACTCCGTTTGCATCCGGCTTTCCAACCCTGCGTATCTGCATCTTGGCAACCGTGATCTCTTTCCCATCAACATTTAACACGGCAGTCACGGTTGGAACACACTCTCTGCCATCATCCGGTCTAATATCCGGATTGCTTTCAAGCTCATAGTTTCGATCAGAAAACAGCCAAAATAGCGCCGTTCCGATTGTAGTCTTACCAAGACGATTCTCGCCTTTAACTCTTGTAATATTGCCAAAATCATAGGTTTTATCTGTTACGCCCTTGAAATTTTCAAGTCGTAACGATTTCAAAATCATTCGCATTTCTTTCCCCTCCTTTCCTTATATTCTTTTTTCAGACTGTTGAAATAATTGTCATTGTCATAATATCCACAAGCAAGCTCGATAGTTCCCATGCCTATGACTTCGCGCTTATGTCCGCTCGCTTTAATGCTTTGCGCATGTTCCTTTGTAATGAATTCATACAGTGTGTTGATATGTAACTTGCACTCAATCAGCTCATCATACTCATCCCTTGGAACACAGACGTAATTTTTCTTTCCCATTAGATTTTCTCCTCGATCTTCGATACTGAAACTTCATACGCCGTTCTTTCCTCTTCGGCACCATCCAAGTAACGCTTGATATATTTCCGGCTCTGGATTCTTCCAGTGATTTTCAAATGCGTTCCAACCGGAAGTCCAGATGTATACACCGCATTTCTGCCCCAGACAATGCATGGGATATAATCTGATTTGCCATAGGAACGATTTACAGCAAACAAAATATCTGCGATCTCTCTACCAAGCGGTGTCTTACGATATACAGGATCCTTACATACAAATCCGTCAATCTCAATCTCGTTTTCTTCGTCGTAGTCATTCACAACTCTTTCAATCTCTCTGACAAAAACAGACAACACTAAACGGTTTTTGTTTTCCTCATGCTTGTTGAATGATCGGAACTGTCCAGAAACTCTAACCACGGTTCCTGTACATTTGTCTTCGAGGTTGAATAATCTCTCTGAAATGGTCAACGGAACTATATCTGCAACACCGCTGATTCTCTTTACTTCGAGAAACAGATTGAAAAACTGCTCTCCATACATTTCATGGCTAAATACCGGCTCGGAAACAATTGTCCCTGTCAGCTTCACTTTATTATTTGTAATTTCATTCATATTTGCTTTTCCTTTCTTCTCGTGCTAAAATGGACGCAAATAGCTTATGCTATTGCATTTTATTGGAATCATTCAGCTTTGGTCGGGTGTCTGGTTCCAATTTTTTCATTTCAGATTCAAGAACATCTTGAAAATTTTCTCGATCCTCTTTTTTCTGTTTGCCTGCCAACAGTTCCACAAGCATTTTCTTTTCCCGTGTGGTGCATCTTGTACCGCTTATGTACATACTCACCATACGTTCTCTCTCATTCTGCGGCACTTAATACGCTTATCAAGTTCGGCTCTCTTCCTGTCAAGCTCCGACCAGAAATACATTGCTGCAGCTACTGCCGCGCCCACAACAAACTTGATTGCCGCCATATCCCCGATTGTTCCGTCACAATCCATGTAGCACGCGGCTACTAATGAATACTCCAGTGCTATAGCACCGATGATAAATCTAATTGCCTTCTTCATGGCTTCTCCTTTCTAAATCCCTATATAATAGGTAGAAACTCATTCAAACTCATACGTTCCATCTGCGATTTCTTTGTAATTGAAATCAATGAAATCTGTCAGCAAAGCGATAAACTCTGAATTTGTAGGCTTACCCTTTGCCGCGGAAACCGTATATCCGAAGATTTTATTGATTGCCACTGGATTGCCGTCCGTCCAAGTAACTTCAATCGCATGTCGAATAGCTCTTTCCACTCTTGATGGCGTGTCATTGTTTTCCTGTGAGATCTCAATATAAAGAGTTTTTACGATGTGATCGAGCTTGCTTCTATCGTCAAGCCCTTTTTCGATTGCGCTGATTATGTATCTATGACCTTTAAGGCTATGTTTCACGCCTATCTGATCTAAAGTTTTTCGTATAGCTACGCTCTTTTGCTTATCCATGTTTTTCTCCTTTGCTTTCTAAAAATTTGTTAACAAAGTAAATCTGTCCTTTTCCGGTAACCTTAGTGGTTTTTGTGATTCTCACGGAACCATCTGGATTCTGTACGTTACTTTCCTTAATCTCAAACAACCCCTGTTCGACATATCTTTGCTTTGGCATATTCTTTGAAGAACCGCTCTTAATTAAGTAGTCATTATCTCGCAACCAGCCGAACAATCGTTTCTGCCCGATCTGCACTCCATTCTGGCAAATCAGCTTTGCAAGATCGCCAATAAGGATTGATGTGTGGCTCGTTGATACGGCATCGGCAAAAATCTCTTTCGGTTTCATGCGCTCATTGTCAGCGATCAGTGTTTTATTATCAGATTTCAGCTTATCAATCGTCTGATCTGCAAGTTTAAGTGCTCTTGCCATAACCTGCTCCGGCGTGTTCCATGCTTTTTCCAGATCAATAAGGTACTGGCGCACCGCCTTACCCTCTGGCGTTCTTTGAATCATGCAAATCTGTTTTGCCATATCTACGGAAATATCGTAGTCAACTGATGGTCTGCCGCCGCTTTCGGTGGTTTCTCCCATTTTTGGGAAAAACTCATTTCCCTCTGTGAAACCATACTCTTTCATGCGCTCAAACCATGTTGTAAACTTGGTTCCAATGTGTAACTGCTCATGCAGTTCTCTTGCCGACACGGTTTGTGTGTCAAAATTAACTTTTACAAGTTCGTTCATAAATCTCCTTTCTTAAAATTTCATCAATCGTCACTCCCAGAGCATTTGCAACAGATTCGAGCTTGTCAACCCTTGGCACTGAACTATTCCATTTACAAATAGCTCCGTTTGCCAATTTTGCTTTCCTTTCTACGAAAGTGACGCTCACACCTTTTTCTTTACAAATTTCTTTGATTCTGTCGTAAATTAAATATCCCATTTTTCTACTCCAAGAAATACTCAATAGTTACACCGAAGTAATCAGCAATCTTTTTCAGCTTGTCAACCTTTGGTTTGCTTTTTCCAGACTTCCAATCTGAAAACACTGTCGGTGCAAGTCCAATGTCTTTTGCAACTCTATATGTAGAAATTCCTCTTGCCTTTACGAGTTGCTCAAACTTCTGGTACATTTAATTCCTCCTTTCTTGATTTTAGTTAGGATATTCTGTATAATTGCGTTGTAACTATTTTTGTGAATGTGAGGTGATTTCATGAATGAATACCGTACCATTACTGGCTATTGCCAAACACAAAAGAGAAATTACTCCGTTGTACTTACTTGCATAGACACCGGAGAAGGAAGTTACTTAAAAGGAACAGTTCAATGTGACTACGTTAAACACGGTGGCACATGTAAACAATGTTCCGTGCGGAATGATTTTCCAGATGAGTTCCGCTAATTTTGAGATGAGCCGTTATATTCGGCTCTTTCTCTTTTTCAAAATATCCTAACTTTGTATTGAAAATAATTAGGAAATCCGTTATAATATAGTTTGTTCAGAATTATATTACTTATGGATTCCTTTTTAGTTATGAATCCATAAAAAATTCATTAATGTATTTATGATTTCATAACTATGGTTATACAATACTATACCATAGTCTATTTGTCAACCATTTTATTTATGATTTCATAAGTATTTTTTAAGGGAGATAAAATGTACGAAATTTTCTTGAAATTGCTTAATGAAAAAGGTGTTACTGCATACAAGGTTGGGAAGGCAACTGGAATAGCAGGTTCCACATTTACAGATTGGAAAAACGGGAGAAGCGTTCCGAAACAAGAAAAGTTACAAAAAATAGCCGATTACTTTGGTGTTAGTTTAGAATATCTTACGACAGGGAAGGATTCTCAAACGGATTCTTTATATTCAGATGAAAATGCTGATCTGTTGATAAAAATTACGAAAAGTGTAAAAAATGATCCGGCGTTTGCCGATAGAATGGCTCGCTATATGTCATTGATAAGCGAAAACAAAAAATCTGTAGATGATATGATTGATCTGATGTATTCCAAGGAACATGACGGAGAGGTTTAATCCTCTCCGTTTTCTATTGCACTTATGTACCGATACCAAAATTTTAACTTATTGGTGTCATTCATTTTTCTAAAAATCTGGATTAACTTTTCTCTGTATTCTTCTGTGCTGTACTGCTCTGTCTTTTCCTTCATGTAACCCCGCGCTCCTCTATGCCATACAAAATTATCAAGTTGCCCGAAAATGTCCTTAAGCAGATTATAGAACATGTGTTTGTTTATTGCAATATGTAATTTTAACTAATTGGTTATAATATGACAATAAAGGAAAAAGATTGTAAAATCAATACATCGTAAAGATATGTACACATATGTGTACATTATTTGAATTCAGAATCATATAGATCAGATATTTTGACATGTAAAGCCTTGGCAATCCTTTCCAACTGCTCTATGGTTGGGTATCTATTGCCATTCTCATAATTGTTTAGTGCCGCATGGCTTATTCCTGTTCGCGCGGATAATTGCCGCAACGACATATTCTTTTTCGTCCGTTCTTCCCATATCAGCAGTTTCATGCGGAAATTATACTTGAAATCGACATAAGGAAGAAATAGGGAACTACTGGAAATAAAAAGAACCGGGAGAATACCATTGCGATACTCTCCCGGTCTGTCTCTTACAGCTTGTCCCAAAACTCTTTCCGCCACTTCTTATTGTCAACCCAGTATGCCGGGCAAGGCTTTCCAGTCACGTCAAAGTGCCGGATAACGTGCGCCTTGTCGATGTTGTATGTTTTCATCAATTTGCGAGTGAGTGTAAGTGCATTGTTGATTGTAGCCTGTGTAGGGTAAATCTTTCCATTTTTGACCGTATCGCACAGCTCAATGTTGATTGAGTTGGTATTGGTACAGATTTTGTAATACTTACCGCCGCCAGTCTTGGCACAGTTCGGGTACTTTTTACCGCCAACAGACCATGCGATATTGTGCAACGGCACGGACTTTGTGTAGGAATCATCATCGACAAAATAATGAGCCGATGCCTTTACCGCGTTGTTGTGGAAGTATTTTGCGTTCGCTTCGTCTGTGTCTCCATCATTCGCAGTGTAATGGATAACTATGTACTTAATAGAAGAAAGGCTTCTCTTGCCCCCATAGTTCTTAGGATTCGCAAATAAAGTTTTTGCGATTGCCTTAATCACTTTCTTAACTGCCATATACTACTCCTCCTCCACTTCCGGAATGCCGGCTACGCATGTGAAAAAAATAATCACGGTAGCAAGTGCTGCTGAACTGAATGTAATCTGCCAATTAACCGAACCAAGTGTAGCTGCGGTTGTTGGAAGTAACGACACAACGGTTGCAGCAAATGTTCTCACGCATCTGATCGCGGTTTTCTTGAACCACTTTTGAGTATCAACGCTTGGCTTAAAAACACAATTCTTCATCATAATAAATACCTCATTCTTTCTTATTTTATATATTGAGCAATCATCATTATCAAACCGGTTGCAAATGCCCCGGATATTGTGCTGATGATCGCGGTTACTGCTGTTGACTTATACTTTTTCGCGTTTTCCGCGGGTGCACGTTCCATATCGTCAACACGTGCATCTATGTGGTCTACCTTTTCATCAAGTGAGCACACATTTTCATTCGTGTGTTTGATTTCTTCCACAAGCTGAACCATTGTTCCACTCATGGTATGGATTTCTTCTGTGACCTTTTCCAGCTTGTCCAGCCGGTGCGTATTCGACTTCGACCGCTGTTCTGTCTCTGTGAGACGGTGCTCAAACTCTCTTTCTGTTTCATCCATAACCTACCCTCTTTCCGGCACGAAAAAGGAGCGCAAAGTGTGCTCCATGCTCCTACTCTGCCTTATTTTGTTTTTTCAATTTCTTCTCGAACCTGTTCCCGCCAGCGTTCCGGTACGTCCTCGATAGTCATTTTCTTGTCTACCAAAATTCTGCGCACATAGAATTTAATAAGATTGCTACATGCCATTATTCTTCACCTCCGATCATTCCGGCCAGATCTTCGATGGCTCCAGCATTGGACTCATGTCCCTGTTGCAATGTTACCTGTCCTGTTTCCAGTGCATCCAGACGCTTTTCAATTTCCGTTTTGATTCGCAAGCGGATTGTAACAGTGTATGTTCCATCTTCCTTGCCGGCCTCATCCGTATTCGGTGCGTATGTAAACCCATCACACTTCAGATCGGTGTACTTTCCGGATACCTCATTATTGTGTTTAAATGTTACTTCCGCAATGTTGTTCTCTGCAAAAGCGTCCGTGATCGTTTTAATCCCGTCAAAATTTTGGGACTGGATCTGGATGTTGCCAAGGCTTGCACCATCGGCAATCTCGAACTCTGTTTTGTTTTTAAGGATAATTTTGTCCATAATTTTTTATTCCTTTCTATGATAAAAAATGGTTTATAAGTTACGTTCGAATATTTGTTCGATATATTTTTTTAAACGGCAGTTTAAAAGGTGTAATAAATACAAAAAATTTTGAAGTAACTGACAAAACCATACTCGAATATATACTTTCTACCAACTCTTTTATTGGGTCACAAACTTTTACAGCTACTTGTACTGATAAACCACCTAGCAATGCTGAATATAATATATTTTGGTTCGGGAGCAACATGAGGATAACTGTCTTGGCACTAGAATATTCCTTTAATAATACTTCAAAGTTATATAGAAGAGAGATATTTAATAATAAGTGGCTCAATGGATGGATAGAATTATAATTCACGCCAATCATTCCATGTATCTTGTTTATGATTGATCCACATTCTACTTTGTGCGCCAGTAGCATTATCCCATTTTATTGCTACGGCACAAGCTCGTGTTTGTGCATACATAAACACAATAATAAAGACATATTTATGTGGGAGATCAAATAAAACTGCATTTTCATCTGTTGCTTCGAAATAAAAATAATTTACCCCAATTTTGCTATTATCTTTCCAGCTTATGTTTGCTTGGAAATTTAAACTGCCGTTTAAATCACTTAACTGTTTCGCCAACGTGCCGTCTATATTCGGATTTGCCTGCCTTGCGTCCAGTGCAAATCCCGCCACAGTCGTTGTCTGATTATTGACGATATTTTTTTTATCAAACTTATCAAATATAGTTGACACTGCCTTTGCAATCTTTCCAAGCATTGCTTTAAATGATTCTCCGGATGCAAGCTTAGTCAATGTAGCCGCTTCCGTAAATGATGTGTCGGCTGTTCCGGATGCACCAGTATCGCCTTTCGCGCCCTTTGCCGATACATACGATATCAGCTGGAATGTTGCGGTTGTTCCAGAAATGGCGGTAATTTTCCATTGCCCGATATTTGAGTTTCCATCAGCGTTCATAAATACGTCCCCAACTACTGGGTTTCTATTAAAATCTGTAAACGGTGCCGATGCGGTTGCTCCAACCGTGGTAAAGGTGCTTGTCCATCTCCGGTTTGGTTGCAACGCCTTTAGCCCCGTGGCTCCTTTCGTTCCTGTATTTCCCTTATCGCCCTTCGTACCTTTTAGATTCCCCGCAAAAACCCACTTCGCCACTGTCGCTGCACCACCAACGGTACATCTATACACATTTCCAGTGGATGTGTTCATATACATATCATTTGCAAGTGCATCTGCGATTCCGGTGCCGCTAAACACAGTTGCCGTGGTACTTGTGCCGGTGATTGCCGTTCCCTCCGACCAACGGCTACCGCGCTGGCCAGCTGCACCCGCTGGTCCTGTTTTTCCTTCTCCTGTATCTCCCTTATCTCCTTTTGGACCTTTAAAATTTCCGATTAAAACTCTTGCCATATTCTATCCTTTCTACGCATCCGGCGTTATGTAGTAAATGTTTCCATTGCTATCAGTTTCAAATTTTGGTGCAGTAGCGCCATCTGTGTAATAGCACCAGAGGTTTCCGTCCGGATCACCAGACAGGTAATACATACCATTCACCGGCGTCATTATTCCGCTTGCACCAGTCGCTCCGGTATCACCCTTGTCGCCCTTATCTCCTTTGTCGCCCTTATCTCCTTTGTCGCCCTTATCTCCTTTTGGGCCTTGGATTCCGGGTGGACCGGCAAAGGCACCGTCCTTTATCTTCTGTTCAACATCTGTTACGAGATCTTTCGCTTCTTCGCTTGCTGCTGTAGCCGCGTTCTTTGCTTCCTCTGCCACATTTGCATTGGCAGTCGTATTAATTTCGGATAGCTTTGTGTTTTTTTCAGATGCGGCCGCTGCACTTGCAGATTTTCCTGCAGCCGTTGCAAATGCACTTGCGGAATCAGCCGACTTTTTCGCCGTTGCTTCACTTGCCGCCGCGTTGGTTTCGGACGTTCCTGCACTTTTGGCAGATGCTACCGCCTTGGCAGATTCCACTTTAATATCTGCAAGATAATCTGGGCGCAGATGCTTTTCTTGGATACTTCCCTCTTTCACGATTGCGGACACCTTACCGTCACTGCTAATTTCAAATGCAATGGTATTGCTATCTATAAATTCATACTGCGTGATCAGAGCGGACAAATCAACATTCTGCGTTGTGCCATCGTCCAGCGTGATAATCAACTGCTGCGACTGCGGATCATATGTAAAGTTTACGGCCAGCTTTTCCAACTTAGTATCAATGACTGCTTTGGAACCGTTCATTTTCACAACAGTGATCGTTCCCTTGGGTTCATCCCACAGAATTTCTTTCACAAGTTCATTTGCCTTTGTCAGATCGACCTTCGCCGCATCCATAGCAACCACACGATCATCCAGATTGTCAATGCCGGCTTCCACATTATTTAACCGCATGGCATCAATCGCTGTTTTCTCGCTTGGAAAATTCTCCCAGTGTGTACGGTTATAAATTTTCTGCATGGTTCACACTCCTTTCTAACGCTGATAATCTTTGTTCAAAATCACTACATCTGTTCTGCAGTTTCTGTATCATGGCAGTGTTAAGCGCAATAAACTCTTGGTAGCACAATGTATACATATCATTTGCGCCACCATTCTGCTCTAAGAATTTTTCCCATTCCTCATTAGATTCAAAATCTTTTTTAGATAATACTGCATGTTCAAGACCATAAAACTCTTCGTCAGATATGTTGCAATCCATCATTGCCTGTTCGACATCCTGTGCAACAAATCCAATGTGAATTTCCTTATCATTCTCTATAAAACGATATTTCATAGGCTGTAGAAGCATAAAGAATCTTTCAAATCGGTCATCCTCTAACAGCTTTTGGAAATCTTTTTTCTTTCTGCGATCAGATGTTGTTTTCCAACCGCCTGAAGAATACCCTCCAGCAAATGGATTTGGTGTAGTACCGCAATATATAGAGCTGGAATTTGGAATGAGATTTCCGTTTCCAGAAATTTGCACATGCTCATTTATTCCGATTCCTTGTAGATAATATGCAGTAGATGCTTTTATGCATTGTGTTGCACTTTCTGCTGTTTTTGCTGAACCTGCTTTTGTTGCATAGTCTGCTGTACTAGCATGATCTCCTAAGGCCACACCATCTTGGTCTGTTACTGATCCTGTGTCAACAAGAATGTTCTGAAGCATTGGCCTTCCTTTTCCGTCGAGTCCAATAATTGTAAGGTTGTCACCAAGTGCTGTCGTTAGGAAGTTGAGTGAATCAATGATTGTTACTCGCCCATTCCCATCAAGCTCGAAGTTATTACTTTGAATTATGAGCCTGTTTCCACGAAGCATAATCTGGTCTGCGCTGGCATTAATCATAGAAATAACTTGATCGTTCTCGTCTCTTCCAAGTTTCAATTCCAGTGATGCGTCCAATTCACCCTCTGCTTTTTGTGCGCGTTTTACTTCCTCCGTAATGCTATTTGCAGTCTGTTCAAACCTGGAAGATGTATTTTTTTCCAAGTCCTCATACTCTGATAACAGATGATCGGCATTTCTCTCCAACTTGCTTGTCCGTCTCTGCACGCTTTCAAGCGTATCACGAATCGAATTAACCTTTGTCGCATGAGTCTGTGCGCCCTGCGCAGTAATGGAGTCTCTCTTGCACTGCACACCGGTTAATATCCGTTGCAAAAGGTACGTTTCCACAATTTCCCGGGAAGTATTAAACCGGATAGGATCTCCAAGCGTCAGACAAGGGTTGCCTACACACGTACAGCTTTTAATCGGTGTGTATGCCGCTTGTGCCATGATCGGCAATAAGTTATTTGCAATCTGCGCAAGTTCCGCTCCGGTCTTATCCGATACAAGAAAGTTACCTGTAATCGAATAGTTGTTTCCGGCAGTTCCAACAATAGCACCGGCATTATCTTCGCTTGTCTTGATTTCCAACTGCGTAATCGCTTTGCTTTTGAAATCTTCATAATCAAACGTGATATAGTGTCCGGTCATGGACTCTGTGTTTGCATCAGACGGAAACAAATTGTCTGCCGGGTACAAATCTTCTCGCGGATAAAGTGCACTGGTGATTGCTTTCAGAAAGACATATTCAAACTTTCCATCCCGGTTCATGTTCCCGAAGCATCCATTGATCTCGCATATTGCCGTCACAACCGTTTTTCCACTGATAGTGGACTCTTCTGTGACTACGCTTGAATCGTCCGTCTGCGTGGCAACCAGCGTCTTATTGACCGTCATGGAATCGTTAGTCAACGTTGCCGCCGCCTGCTCAATGCCAAGGTACGAAAAGAAGCTATCCCGGAATGCTTTGAGAGCCATAGGGAAACTAAGCCCGGAATACCAAGCCTTTACATCCGCATTAATTATGTCGTACATGGCATCATATGCCGTGATTTCACGCTTGGTGCGGTCACTACTTGGCACATCTGAATAAACCTTGTATTTGCCATACTGGAACGGATGTTCCGTATCTCCGTCAACCGTTTCTGTGATCGTGATATTCTTCCCTACGATACTGCCCGGCGTGTTATGAACCGTGAATTTCACACTATTCGCTTCACAGGAGCCAAACTTCAATTCGGATTCCGAACAAAGACTTTCATCCATCTCAAAGGCTTCGGATTCAATCATGGAGTTGTCAAAAGCGATCTTCGTACCGTCAACAGAAATCAGCATCTGTTTGTCGGCATATTCCTTGAAATACAGTTCTTTATCCATGATATACACCCCCTATCACTGAAAACTTGATTGCATCGTAAATGATTTCTCCGTTTTTGATGCCATAAATACCCGGTTGGAAATCTGCGATATAGCCAAACTGTGTAACATAATCATCGTATTCCGGGATGTAGGCGGTGAAATAGCATTGCCGCCCGTTTGCATCCGTGTACTGCTTCCGGATATTTCTCATAAACTCTGAAAACTCTGTGTTGGTAAGTCCGGCCGGAGTCTCAAATTCAATCTTAGCAACTTTCAATTTCACAGGTTTCCGGTGCAGATAACCGTTGCTGTCCGTCCACGGCTCAAGATCCTGCATATTTACATACGGACTATAGGAATCAAACTTTATGTACTTTTTCGCATCAATCTTGTAATCTCCAATTTTCAGCAGATAACCGCCGTATGCCATGTTTCCACCACCTAACTGTTTGGGTTTGCGGCTGTCTCCATTTGACAGTCGGTAAAAATGGGTATAAAAATAGCACCTAGAGAAATCTAAGTGCTATCATAATAATTTCATTAAGATGTTTTATTTTTTTGTTCATTTTTCTCTAATTCATCAATGTATTTATCTGTAGCAGCAACGTAATACATATTGTGAATATTTGAAATAATGCTCTTTATTTCTATAAGCCAGCAAAACGTTAAATAAAAATAGGGGCAAGCAAGAATAAAGAAAATTGCATCATTCACATATTTATTTACAAATAGATTCCATTGATCTGGTATAACGATATTGCATAAAAAAATTATCACATTAACTGCTATCACTATAAACGACAGAGCCATATATGAAATAAAATATTTATTTGATGCAGAAAATGATGAAATATTTTTATCTTCATTATCTTCAGCTCTAACCATTACATATATCAATTTAGGAGATAGCAACGCTTGGAAGATAGAATATGCAGTGAACGCAATTCCAAAGATTGCGAGCGCAATATTCTGCCATACTTCAGCAATTTCATTTATTAGTTTCTGCGAATCCAAACGAGCGCTAATCAAAAGAGCCAGCAGTATAGACGCGAACAAAACAACTACAAATTTCTTAGCTCCAAGTTCCCGAAATGACAATAACTTAAATGCGTCTTTTATAATGCCATTTGACGACTTCCCTGCATTACTGTCCAATTCTTTTAGCCGTTCTATATCTTTCTGATCCATCTTAACACTCCAATATATTAGTTGCTAAATTCATGTTTTTTCCTATATTCATCATATATCTTTTGGTTTTCATCACTTACTTTACTTATGCTACTTATATCCCGTGCGAACGGAATAACAACTTTTGGATTGTTTATTCCCTTTTCATCTGCGTTTATGGTACAGCGCTCTTTTATCGTATTGTTTCTTATTTCAGCGCCTTTTCTCCAAGGAAAATCAACGGTTACTTTTGCTTCCATAACACCATCAAGATTCGATACAATCTCTCGAACTCCATTTATGTTTTCGCACGCCCCCATCTTAACAGTTCCTTGTTTCGCACCAGTATCTTTTAGTAATACCCCATTCAATATACTTGTGATATTACTATAATTCTTATCTCCATTCAAAGGGAAAAATTTCAATTCAAGCCCACGGACTTTTTCAACTTTGCTAAATATATTGTTCCATGTTTCAAGAGTTGGGATACCAATTACATTAACATTCGCTTCCGGCAAGCAGTTAATATTGCTTTCATTTGAATTATATCGCTTAATATATGTTGTGATAATCTTATCCGCTGTTACTCTAAATGATCTAAGATCAGGGCTTCCTTTTTGATTTCTGATCAAAATCATTCTATGATTCTTTAAAAAAATATAAAACACAGAATATGGGGCTGCTGGATAATGTTCATCTGCCTCAACAAGTTCGTCACCTATAATTTTTGACTTTACCTCCAACTCTGTATCTTTGACTAATTGTCCTGTAAACACTTCGTCTTCCCCAACCTTTTCAATTCTTGAATTCACAAAATAATATTTGTCTTTTTTCTCTCCCGCTCCCACTGTTCTTTTTATTGTGCTGTTAAATGCAGGTATGATAATATCATCTAAATGAGATAACATAGGTTCTTGATTTTCGCCAAAAGTAACATTAAAATTCGCAATAGCTGTATTATCTTTCATCTTTCGTACCCCCAAACGGTTTTCTTTTATTATACAGCTATTATATATATAAAGCAATGGCAATTACATTCTTTATATTATATGGAATAAAATTCATTAAGAAACAGTATGCAAAAGGCACCCATTAGGGTGCCTTGCTGTGCCGTGTTCCCACGACTTATTTAACTTACTCATTCATTTTTTCAAATGTCCCTGTGCTATCATCTCCAACTTTCACATATTTTAAATCGTACGAAAACGAATCAAGGTCTATTACCTTAAATTGCACAGTCCATTTCGTTCTTATGGTTGCGCCATATCCATTTGTCGCATCAACATAGCTTTGCACGGCAACTAAATCTCCGTCTTTTTGCATTGCCACCGCGTCTGAATTAAATGTATATGATGGAAATTTTGCCCCTCTTGGGTTCAACAATGCTTGTTTTACTATTTCCTGCGCAATTATATAATAACTGCTTCCCTCATTCTGATCAATGGTTGTCTCTTTAAGCCTTTTTGCTGTCAACTTCACTTTTCCATCTTCATAAAAAACAAAACTTGATTCTGGAATAAAAATTCGGTAAACTTTGTCGCTTGCTGTTATTGCGACATCAAAACCATCGGCATCTATGTAATACATATCAAGACCATCGGCTTTCTTTTCGTATTCCAGTTTCTTAAACCCTATTTTCTTTTTCATTATGTTATAGGTGTTTACTGCAACTTTTTCGTCAAGCCCATCTTTTATAAGTGCTTTTACAACTTTATTATGTTTTTTTGATTTTTTCTTCTGCTGAACTTTCTCTGTTTTTTCCGTGTTTTTTGACTTTTCAGTAACTTTTTTGCTTTCGGTCTCTTGAACCTTTTCTGTCTCGCCCTCTGTTTCTGCCTGAGATTCTATTTGCGTGCTTGGTAGTTGCGTGTCAGTGTTCCCATCATCAGCAGAGCCTATTACGATGAAAACTATCGTCCATACGATGCACGCAAGAATTGCAAATACAGATAGCTTATGTTTCTTGTCTCGTTTCTTTGAGCATAAATCAACAATGGCAAGAATTACACCAACATAACACATACATCCAAAAATTGAAAATATCGCCGCAAAAATACTTAATACCGAATTTTTCTTTCCTATTTTTCCAGATTCTTCAAAAACATCAACAAAATTACTCTTGAAGTTGCTTTCACCTAACGAGCAGCCGCATTTTTTACAAAATTGAGCATCACTGTTATTTTTTTCTCCGCATGATTTGCAAACGACAATATTTTCTCCATATGGTTCATAATCAGCTTTCGGCGCATCTGAATCGTTTTCATCCTTTGGTGGCAAATAATTTTCATGCTCTTCTTTTTTCATGTACTCCCTAATCGGAAATCCACAACCGACACAAACATTCGCTTTATCTGATATTTCTCGTCCGCACTCAGGACATTTAATCAATCCCATAACTCTTAAACCTCCTCATTTGTAATATACATCAAATATACCACAAACAAGGTAGTTTGTCATTAGCTTATACCGGATATGGGTTGGTTCCGGTTCTGCGGAAGTAATCATTCGCATATTCTCTTGTGCTATCGAAAATAACCTTTCCGTCAAGTGTAATCTGGATTGGTTGGTTGCCACCTTTGTTTGAGCCAAGCACAGCCGCTACGGCTTTTGCAACGCCATCCGATACGGACGCAACAATCTGATCGTTATTCATAACAGCCGTATGACCGCCAAGCGTTCCAACAAGTTCCGGCCCGGCTTCATTTGCCCAGAACAACTGTCCGACATTCGGGACACCGCCTGCCGCGTACCGTTTAATGTCATGCCAACGACCACCGGAGAATACTCCGCCGTCGGCTTTCTTAGCCGCAGAGCCTTTTGTTTTTACATTTACTGTTTTGCCGCTAAAGAATGTCGATACGCTAGACCACAGGTTTTTCAGAGCATCCGCGGCAAATGAAATACCAATTTTCAATGTTTTCCCAGCATTGATAACCTTTTCTTTCCATTCGTTGCTTACATCTTTCCACCATGTTCCTCCGGCTTTCTTGACATTTGCAGTAAATTTCTTTACTTCTTTTCCAGTAATGGTGCTTTCCCACCATTTTTTAACATTAGACCACCATCCTCCTGCTTTATTTTTAACATCTGTAGTAAATTCTTTTACCTTACCCACCTTTTCTGACCAGTACTTTTTGGTATTGTTCCACCACTTAGATGCATCATTCTGGACGGCAGTTGTAAATTTCTTAACTTGTCCGACTTTTTGGCTCCAATATTTTTTGGTGTTATCCCACCATTCTTTAGCAGAGTCTTTAACGTCTGTCGTGAATTCTTTCACTTTGCCGACTTTTTTAGACCAGTATTTCTTTGTATTCTCCCACCATTCTTTAGCATTATCTTTTATTCTGCCCTTAAAATCTGCATATTTATTTTTTATCTTGTCCCAGTCAGACTTTAATTTCGTCCATAATTCAGATGCTTTTGTCTTGATTTTAGCTTGAAATTCAAGCGTTTTGTGAGATTTTACACTGTTGGTATCATATGGGTTCGCGGCATTTTTAATTTTTTCCGTTTTCCCCGAATACTTGCTATTGGAATTATACGGATTCGCAAAATTTGCATTTGCGCGCTTTTTCGCTTTTGCTTCATAATTTTCAACATCTTTATCCGTAATCGCATTTCCGTTATTATATGGATTAGCCTTGTTATCTCTGGCAGTTTTTTTTCGTCCCCCGACCCATCCATATTTGTCAATATTATCTTTCCATTCTTTGAAATCTTTTGTAAATTTTAAAGCCACAGCAACCGTAGCTGTAATCAAAAATCCCGTTGCAAGGGTTCCGGCTATACCTCCACCCAACTTTACCCCGCTTAGTTTTTTTGTTATCGCATTACTTAACTTCGTATCAAGATTCTTTGTAAGAGCATCTTTTAGTAATTTATAGAAATTTTTCCCCAGTTTATTAAGTGCTGCAGCTCCAAGTATGGTCATTATGGAACTTGGAGACAAATTCGTAAGAAATGTTCTTAATCCATTAAAAATATCTTTCCAACTCAAATCATCAAAGAAGCCGTGAACAAACTTCCAGAATCCATCAACCCATCCATTGATAGCTTCTGCGCACTTTTTCCATTTGAATTTTTTGAAAAAGCGATTGAATCCATGCGCCACATTCTTGCCAAATGTTTCAAACTTAAATTTATCCGTAAATCCCTTTGATGCAAATATTGCAGTATTTAAGGCTCCGGCTATAACATCTGCTGTTGCAGTAAATACACTGTTTCCGTTTTTATCTTCTGAAAATAAACCATTAAGGAAATCTGCAAGCCCAGTTCCGAAGTTTTCTGCTTTCTTATAGATTTTATCCCATTCAATACCACCAACAGCTTTAACAAGCGCGTCTCTGATTGCTTCTCCAAGTCCTTCAAGATCTTTGATATTGCTTACGAAATCCTTGTAAATAGTGTCGGTCTTAACCAATTTCCCAGTATCGCCGCCGCCACCATCACCAGAGCCAGAACCGGAGCCTTTGTTTCCAGAACCGGAACCGGAATTTGATTTCTTATCTGGAAGTGATATGGTCTTTAATTCATCAAACGCACGAACTGCCTTGTTGACATTATCTTTAAGATCTTTAGCTTTCTTTGCGGCGTTTCCGGTATTCTTTGCGGCATCACCGGAAGAACCGGCAAGATCATCCATACCATCAGACGCACTTCCAATATCATCCGCCAAACCACCAAGTCCGGCACCCTTGCTTGCTTCATATCTCCATCCAAAAATAGAGCCTAAAGCGTCTGTGACCATTTCCGCAAATGATGTAACTTTTTGCAGAACTGTATTGAGAACCTTAAGGAATGGTTTAAAAGCGTTGATTAAGCCACTACCAACAACTGCGCCAAGCGCCTTGAAATTCTCTCTTAAGAGGGTAACTTGGTTATGCCAACTGTCTTGCGTCCTCTTGAAATCTCCGGTAATATTGGTCGTGTGCGCAAGAACGTATTGATAACGAAGCATGGCTTTTTGAGCCTGTGACATTGAGGAAATGTCAGCATCAAGCCCCTGCTTTAATGCCCATTCCTTTAATGTTGCCTGTGTCAAGTCGATACCATAACGCCGCATAGGTGCCGTAGTACCGGAAAATACAGATTGCAGACTCTTGGCAATATCTTCTTGACTCACATCATAGAATGAAGCCATATCTCCGGCTAATTCTGTCAGCCGGATAGACATTTTCGCCATCTGCCCCTGCGGAATATCAAGGGCTGTTCCCATTGCTTGGAAACGGCTTGCAAACTGTTTCGCGGACAGTTCGGACATACCAAATTTTTCAATGCAAGTCTTTGAAAAATCGTTAATCAGATTTTCGTATATTCCGAATGTCTGTCTTACAACGTTCTCAACCTCTGTTAATGAGGATGAAATGTCAATGGCATTTCTAAGCAGACCAACCGCCCGGAACAGCGACCAGTATGTTGCATATACCTTTCCGATTGCGGATGCAAGAGAAAAGGATTTAGTTTTCATACTGTCGGCGCTCTTACCAAACAGGCTAAAACCACTTGATGCCCTATCTGTAGCACCTCTCGTCCGTCCTAATCCTGCGGATAGATTTGCAAGTGCTTCTGTCATGCGGATGATGTTCCCACTGACATTAGGAGCTTTTGAAAGAGTTACAAATAACTCATTCAGATTCTTTGCAAGCAGAGGAATGTTATTCACTGCCCTGCCAGATGCCACGCTACCAAGTTTCCCAATGGCAGTAACCATCTGTGAAAGATTGGTCATATCGAAGTTGAATGAACCAATCTTGTTCATCTGTCTGACGAAGTTCTGCAACTGTGCAGAAATCGTAGGCAGATTCTTGGTAGCCTGCGTGGATGCCTTGCCACCCATTCTTGACAGACCGGAAATGAGATTTGACAGCCCGGACACATCAAAGTTCAACGATCCGACACTATTCATGCCAGTGATGAACTGCGCCAACTGGTCTTTGATACTTAACAGATTTGCAACACCTGCAGATGCTTTGACACCGCCAAGTTTCGACAACGTATCCACAACACCGGTGATTCCGCTAACGTTGATTCCCTGCGCACCAGAAAGTCCGCTTTTTAAGCTATTAAGTGCCGATGTAATCCCATAAATAGAGTTGGTGTCAATGCCATTGAATGTCTTTAATGCACGCGACAGCGATGTAAGTTCGGTTGACTTACCACCCTTAAATCCGCTTGCCGCATCGGACAGCCCTCTGATTCCGGTTGCAATATTGGAAAGCCTTGCAGTATCAAAAGACAATGACTTTTTTAGATTTTCCATGCTTGCCGCAAGTTTTTCAAGTAACTTGCTTGCGTCTGCCGCACTCGCATTTACTTTAATTTGCAGAGAATCAAGATCTGCCATTCTTCCACCAACTTCCTATAACTTTTTAGGTTAGCGACTATCTTCCACATTGATAGCCGGTTAAAAAGGCGATAGGATTTGACCCCTACCGCCCTTGAAATATCATTTATTCTTTTTCGGATGAGACAACTCAAAGTTCGTTTTCATAGCTTCAAGCTGTGCAACGAACAACTCTCGCTGTTTCTGAATATTTCTTTCTGCCGCTTCCTGCTCTTGTGTGAGTGGTTGCTTGACATATTCAGAAGTTGCCTTGCGTCCATTTAAGATGTGGTCAACTGCCACGCCAACCGAAGATGTACCATATCTGCCGAACCATGACCACATTTCTGCATCCCGCTGTTTCATTTTCAGCGAATATGCATCTTCATAGGGTTTCAGATCAGCCGGACAGCTTTCGCCTATATCGTCCGGCGTGAATCCGTACCCCTGTGTTATTAAAAGCCAATAGGGAAGTACCATTGACTGGTACGTTTCCCATGTTAGGCTGTGGCTTTCTTGGTAGTCCGAGTTGTTTTCTTCGTCGGAGCCTTCGGTTTCTGCTCCGGTGCTTCCGCTCCCTCCCGGAGCGCATTCGCTAAAAAACCATTCTTAACCATTTCGTCTGTGAGAATATTAAACAGGTCAATAATATCTGTCTTGTCGTTCTCGTCAAAGTAATCATCCAAAAGGATGTATGCCTTATCTAAGGCTTCTTTCTTTCCATCTTCCGTATCATAATCATATCCGAACTCGTCCGAATGACACTTCTGCAGTCCGGCAAGAAGCAGCTCTGGCAAGATCTTAAGAACCTTGTTAATATCTTCCATATTTAATTCATCACCGTCTTTTGTCATATCTTCCAGTTCCTGTACCTTGTCAATCACACCGCAGCGCGCTGTTGCCAAGTAGCCGTATTTGATATTGTATTCGTTTCCATTGATAACTAAAGTTGTCATACTGTTTTACCTTTCCCTTTCTGATAGAGATTTAATTTATAGGGAAAGGGGCAGTCCGGAGACCGCCCCATACCTATGTCATGGTTTAGTTGTGCCAGCATCTGTAGTATTTTTGCTCTGATCGTTTGCTGACTTATGATCGTCAGAGCCTGTTATTCCCCCGTTGTCAAGGCAACCTTCTCGTCCATGCCCTTATAATCTTCGATTGTAAGGTTCATGTCGATAGTCAGAAGATTGTTCTGATCGAGTTCCGGCTGTGGGATTGCTGTTGGTGGCTGCGCCACGATGAAAAAGCTCTTTTCGAAACCTGGAATAATGGTTTCGAACCACATAGACTTGCCACCTGTAAGACCCTTATGGGTGGCAAGTACATCTTCCCACTCCTTCAATGTTTCCGGTGTAAAATTGACAGTTACCGGGAACTCGCCGCCTGTATCGCCGATACCCTGCACATATCTCTTGACGAAATCCTCAAGTGCCGATGCATCAATCTTCTCATTAGAAATTGAAATGCCGCCAAGTTTGTTGATTCGATGCAACTGCTTAAATGATGTTGGCTTTGTTCCGGCTGTAGCTTCAACACCATAGCCAAAAGTAATGCCAAGTGTAGAAATTCCTGCTTGCATACTTCAAATCCTTTCTACCGCTATCTAACGCGGTCAGCGAACACGTCTCGAGTGCGTGTCCGGTGCATAAAAATAAGAGCCTTTCGGCTCCAAGTTTCGTTTATCTGCTACCGACATAATGCCGGGAACATTCAATTTAATCTCATCAGTTCATCTCCACTTCCGAAAATGCGCTGATAACGCCCAACCCAACGTTTTACATTCGGGTCAGTTGCATTTGTGGCCGGTATGGGACCGACTTTGCATTGAAAGCCATATGATAGCATGACTTTCTTTGCCGCAAGGCTGATCTGATTGCATATACCGTCTGCAGTACTTCCGGTTGCATATACAGAAAGCACAATCAAGGGATTCTGCGAACCCTCGTTGCCCTCTAAATCATAGTGACCGCCGGAATTATCGCCAAGTGCAACGTCACAATATGGAAACTGTGATTGCTTTGGGGTAGTGTAACGGTCAACAGTACACTTCGGATATTCTTTTTTCATATTTGCCTTAAACGCGGCGAAAAATTCATTCCAATCAAATCCTGCCATTCAATCACCTTCCATTCCAGCCGCCTTTAGTCTCTGCTCTTTGTTATAGTCATATAAGCTACCTCTGTATAACAATCTTTCTGTGTCTCTAATTCCCAACTTCCACCGGCTGTGTACTGTTACATCTTTAATTCCAAGTCTCCTTGCCACGGTTAGCAACGGCATCATTTTGCCGTCATACCAAATTCTAATAGTGTTCCTTTTGTTAAGGCTTTGTTCTGCCTGTGTTATCCATGTACAATTTGATGGTTCATAGTTGCCATTCACATCTATACGTTCAATGGTTAACGATTTTCGAAACCCTGTTTCATCCGCCCATTTACAAAAATTTCTTACATCATGCCACTCATCACAAACAGAAATTCCGCGACCGCCGTAATCTTTATAGAAAGTATTAGATTTTGAATAGCACCGATTCATCATGCAAAACCAAATATTGTATGCTGGATGATGCGTAAGTCCATGTTGGTTTACAATGTGCAAATTGATAATATCTTGTTTCTTTTTTAAGCAACCACAAGAAATTGTTTTGTATGAAATTAGAGCATCGCTTCTGACAATTTTTTCTTTCCCACAATCGCATCTGCAACGCCAATATGAACGACGATTTCTTATCTCTGATAATTCAATTACCTCAAGTTGTCCGAATTTTCGCCCAGTCAAATCGTTTCCTACAGACCCTTTTACGAATTGTCCTTTTTCGTTTCTTTTCAAGTATCACTCCTCCAAATTCATAAAAATAAGACGCAACGTTTCGCTACGTCTTGAACAAATATCGAAGAGTGGCAGGAACATACACTGCCATGCGTTACTCTCTATGATTTGAAAACATCTTTCGCTATTGAAACAACTTTCTCTTTTAATTCTTTAGCCGCGTTGTACATCGGCATTTTAGGCTCAATTCCATTGGAATGATGCCAAACACCATTTAAGTCCATATACCACCAACCATCAGGGTCTGAACCGTGTTCTCCATAACTTCCCATTCCAACTTTTGGAACATTTGTAGGGTTTTGAGCTTTTAGTCCAGCACCAAAACATAGCATTAAACTTGGGCTTATCTCTTTGCTCTGCACACCATCCTGATTCTGCCATTTGCTCACAATCTTCTGTGTATCTTCCATAAAGAAGATTGCCTTGCATCCGGCTTTCTCCGGTGTGATTTCAGAGGATAAGCGAATATACTTACCAAATCCACTGCTGCCGATATGAGCCTGTGCAATCTTAATACCTTCATTGCAAAGACGCTCACAAAGCTGTTGACACTTGGAATCAAGGCTGTTTTGATATTCACGCAACTCTTTGATTGCTTTGTCAATTTCGGCTACGGATAAGCCGAATGTGATTGGTTCACTCATATAAACGTCTCAACCTTTGCAAACCTTTTCCTAAATTCTCAAAAGCAGCTTTTGTTTGCTGGCATTCAATGTCAAAAGACCCTGCTTTTAATGGTGGAATACTCGGAACCGGCATATCAAGAATCCCTAACTCCGTATACGCCTTAAAAATCTTCGGGGACTGGATAGCAAACCAATCAACCATTTCCTCATTCTTCGCCCATGCACCGCCGTACTGATTTGAGGAATCGGATAATCCACTCTCATTCAAGAATGCGTGCATGATTTCGTGTCTCAAGGTTCTCTTTCGATATACCTCTTGCTCTTTTTCGTCCATTCCAGAGAAATACTTTTCCTCCGACATATCCGCAATTACAATCAGCTTGCTATCTTCTCCGCAATATCCGGCCAGCTTATTTTTCTCCAAATAACTGTCCTCTGACACTTTGTGAGTTTCAATCGTGTATTCAGTTCCAAGAATATTGATTTTTCTGTTTTCCATATTTCACGCTCCATACATCATAAGTCTGTTTCCGAAATGAGCATCATTTAATGCCTTTTCAAGTTCATCTTTGTACGCAAATGAACTTAATGGACTGTCAATCCGTTCTCGCAGAACCGGAGCCATGGCACTTACCGATGCCACAGTTGTAACTTCTGCCATTGCCCTTTGTGGAAACTCTGCCAATGCGCACATCTCCATTTTCTTATGGTCGCACGAATCAACTTTCTGGCAAGCCTTACACTTTTCAGCTAACTTTGACAATACCATACATCAACCCTCCGGTAATTCCTTAATCGCAATCACGATTCCATTCAGACTTTTTGCTGGTGGTGCGGCAACCTCATAATTTGCACTATCGCCATTTACAGAACCGTCCTCATTGTACTGTGGCTCACAGCCAATCCATAGCCGTGTCAACTTGGTAATCGGGCAATCCATACTGCAAGTAGATATAGTCCGGGAATAATCAACGCTACTTCCGAACACATCAGCCTGCACATCACCCTTACCCGCGGAAATGTTGGCATAAAAAAGAACCGGGTCATTATAACCTGGTTCTGTTCCTATCTCGACTGGAATCTGTTCTCCGTCAATTTCTATGTATTTGATATTTCCGTCCTCGTCACGGTCATATACCTTTTTTTCGGCATCGTAGGTGGCGTAATAGAACGGTTGCTTGTTCTTTTTTAATGAACGCATATTTTGTTGAATCCTCGCAATTTTTGTAGTATTCTATAGTTGAAAGCGTGAATATTACATGAAAGAGGTGCATGCAACTGAAAACTTATGTCTACGATATAAAAGACACACGTTTTATTTTCGTGAATAAGTCACGGATTTAGCACACGGTATATCCCATTTACCGTATAGTCTTGCATCAATTCCCATTGTAGTTCTTGCTCGCTTGGGGTTATAGGTACGAAATTGCTAATTGCCCCAAGAAAATAACCTTAAAGGAGCAAGACTATGAAGAAATTTAATTTCAAATGGGAAGATTTCTTGGATCTTGTCCTTTTGTTTGTTAGTACATATGGTGAACGCATATTTGTTGCGCTACACGCTTTCATTTGCAACATGAAACCGGAGATGTTCAGTTTCATATGCTTAACCTTTGTGTTTATAGCACTATTCTTACTAACGCATAAAAACTAAAGACAAGACAACTTTAGCGGGTCTGATCAACCCGCTTTTGTTGTATCTTGGCGCACCGCCCACCACCGCTTAACGTGCGCCGCCTGCAACCATATTGCCGACATTGGCAAAATGGTCACGCTCAATCTTCTTTACCGCTTAACCCTGCGGTTGGGAGATACCGGATCACCTTAACCTTTCTGAATAATCGTTGCAAAAGGAATTACTTCCCTTAAAATGTTCGTTCTTGGGTTCCAAGTTCGATTGATGCCATTTTCACTATGGCTCGTTTCACCCTCGGCACCTACATGGTTAAAATCATACATGGCAAGTTCCCTCACTATATCATACATAGACCGCATATCATCATCTATGAAGTCCTCTGTATGATGTTCCTGGTAGTTTCGTTTCCGTTTTACAGTAAGATAGGCTCCCTTAATCTTTGAGGATAAAAGAGCCTTGTCCGAATCATTCTGCAACTCTGAAACCAGTTCGGCTTCCATATCAGTTTGTAATTCTTTCAAAAGCTCTTCCATCCAAGATCATCTCCTACTCGGTCTTTGATACCACGGTAATATGTCCTGCCTTGACAGCGTTGTAGAGCTTGTCGCATTCAACAACAGTGATTATACTGCCGCTTACAGCCGTGATCTCATCTGCGCCGTTCCATGCATTCCATGTTCTTACAGACTGTCCTAATTTAACAGGTACTTCTGCATCACTGACTTTGTATTTATAGGAATTGCCGCCTGTCAGAGATTCCGTAATTGTGATCTTTGTATCACCGGTATTTTTTCCTGCTGCGGATGCAACTGTCAGTGTTCCAAGAGATGTAGGCTCGTTTGAATCTGCCTTTGTTACAGAATATACCTTTCTTGCCATATCTCCATCAGTTGGCATTTGAGCTGACAGGTTTTCAATCTTAGCAGAATACCACTCTGGACCGTGGTCAAGTCCAATCTGACCGAAAATCTGTTTCTTGGTACCAGCACCGGTCTTTGCCAACTCTTCAAGGAAGAAGTTTCCTTTTCCCGGTACAAGCTGTTCAACAGGAGCCATAATGAACGGGTCAAACAGCACAACCGTTCCCTCCGGAAGATAAAACAGATCTCTTAAATATACTGTTCCAAGTGGTGTGAGCACCTTGTCAACGGCAATACCATTAACATCTCTTCCGCTCTCAACGATTGTAAGACCATTTGCCACAGCATCGGCATTTAACTGCATTCTGCTTGTGGAATCAAGACCAAGGACGATATTTGTAATATCTCCGTTTGCATCCTTGATGCACTTTAAAGCTTCACACACCAGCATGAAAGAAAGTTTCTTTCCATCAGCATCAAGGGCATTTGTGGTAATTGCTTCAAGCAGGCCTCTTGACTGGTTCGCATCATTATCGTTTATGGACTTATGGAATTTGCCATTGAGGAATGTGTACTCAATGTCCTGTCCGATCTTTGCCATCTTTGCTGCAACCTGGAAATCCTCTTCGGAAATTGGATTAGCCTGCTGCCCTGCAATATTGATTCCACTTAATGTACCCATATTGGACATTTTGCCGTAAGAAGTACCAACAGATTCCTGAAAGATCTGCGTTACGTTAGTTTTCTGTTCTCTTGTAATAATAGAAGCATTCGGAGCTGTAAGAGACTGCGCTTCTGAAATCTTAGGCTGACTTCCTGTTGCTGTCTCGTACTCCTGTCCCGTTACGAACTCTGTGCTTCCAGAGTATTTTCTTTTCGCACCGATCATAGTTGAGAACGGTGTCTTTGTGTTGCCCTTATTAAAGAGCATACCGGAAAAATTAGGAGTGTTTCCACTCATTGCATATACATCTGCCATTTTTAAACCTCTCTTTTAAAATAATATTTTAATGTTTTGGCGCATTTGCTGCCGCCTGCTGGCGAATCAATGAAGCCATGAGAGCCATATCGCCACTCGCCTGCGCGTCTGCAATCTGCTTGCCGTAATCAATAGTTGTCTGGTTTCCTGCCGGAGGAGTTGGCATATCTTTCAGCAAATCGGCTTTAATTGCTTTCTGTAATGCTTCCTCATGCTTTTTCTGCAAACGGAAAACGGTGTCCATATCGCCATCATAAAGAGCTTCGGCAATCTCCTTGGCATCTTTCTCGTCATACTTCAAAGCCAAATGCTGCTTTTCGTACTCCGATACCTTTGATGAACGACGAAGGGTTTTTAATTCCTCTTCAATCTGTGCCTGCTTTTCAGCATCTTCAATCTGCTTCTGTTCCTGCTCACTTGCTGCAGCTTTCCATTTCTTCTTATAGTCAGCCGCCTCTGAATTGGCTTTTTCCAGAAGAGTTTTCGGTACAAATCCGTCATATTGACTCTTGTCGACAAGCTCACGCTCTGCTAAAGCTGCGTTAATGTCCTCGAAAGTCATGTCCTCTTTGTACGCATCGCCTAATAATTCTTTTAAATCTGCCATAATATCCTCCTTGCGTTTGTTCAAGCGGTTCCCTCCGCATTAGATTCCGTTTTAATGACTTGTCTTGTCTCTTGCGTTTTTAAATAGCTTCCCTGCTATGTATAAAAAAGAGAGCCTACTTCTAAGCTCTCAAAATACCAATTATTCATCAGCAACAGATACCTTTGACGGCTGATCTGACATATCCGGTTGATTTTTCTTGTATGGATCGCCATTGGAAGTATCTTCCCTTCCGGTCTGATTATCCTTGAACAAAATCCGGTCAATTCTTTCAGCCGAATCAAGTGCAACCTGTTGCGGGTCCGTAAACAGTCCAACAACTTCAATGGCTCGAAGCGGATCAATGCCAATTCCGATAAGAGCAGACAACGAATTGCACTTTGTCGCAAGATCATATGTGCGGGATCTAGAGAATTTGATTTCAATATCTGAAAGATTCAATTCTGCAATGTCCGCATCAACCTCATTGCTATCTTTGATGATTTTTAAGATAACCGCGGTTTCTCTTCGCTCGGATGCCGACCAAATCTGTTCTTTTTCTTTGGCATCCGTTTCTGCAGCCATCCAACCGGTAGACATGTTCGTTGCACTTCCGGTACTTCCTCCGGAAAGTTCCGATCTGCTCGGCGTATTTGTAATGTCAAGAATCTGCTGCTTTACATAATCCACCAAAGTCTGATTTTCCGACTGGTTAAGAACGCTTTCAAGGTATTTCAGCGTTGCCGTCCTGCCCTGTTCTGACTTCGTAAGAATCATTCCATCTTCTCGAAGTTTTTTATATTGCTCCGTATCGAGTGCAACATTATCGCCCCAAAGAATGTTTTGAACATGCTGTGCTATATCATTAACTCGGTCAGAATCAATGGTATTCAACGCATCCATAAGAGGAATAACCCTCTCAAAACATCCCATACGGTCATAATCATTGATATACTCAATAATCGGCACCATACCTACTGTGTTTGGTTTTTCCTCAAACCAATCTTCAAAGCCTTTTGTTATTCCCATTTCAATCTTGAAATAGGAAGTCTTTGTATAACATCCAAACGTAACGCTTCCATCCCGGTGTGGGAAATAGGAAACTCCAAGAATCGGTTCCCGGTATGCATCATTACTATAAACAACAAATGTGTTCATTGGATTCAGCACTAACAGATCAAATACCGAAACTCCGGTTTTGATCTTCTTCGGAAGAATCAAACGATAACCAACGCCACAAGTCTTTACATCCTTTGCAAGCATCAGGTCTTTTGCCGCTTTACATTCTTCCACCATCATTTCATTGATGGCAGAAACCCTTAGATCTTCCTTTTTACTTTCATCTGATGTGAACAGTTTTTTGAAAAAAGAAAAAAGAGCATTCCGGCTCTTAATATCCTTTCTTGCCCTCTGGACATATGAAATCGGAGAACCGAACTCATAGCCGAGCTTAAATTCAAGAATTTCAGATGCCATATTATCAACGATCTTCTCATTGATTTCTGGCCGGATCTGTTTTTCACGATCAAGAATAGGCTGTCTGCCTTTCACATACTCAAACAGATAAAGCATTTCTGCCCTATTTTGCTCGTGAATAGCGTATGCTTCTCCGAGAACTTCAAGGATATTTGTCTTATCAATATTCGTTTTGTCACAAAATATCTGCTTTCTTCCGAAAAGCTCCACCTATTTCACCTCCGGGCATAGAAAAAGAGCCTTTGAAACACTGTTCAAGGCTCTCTGTATTCTTTTCACAATATCAATATATCACGAAAGTATGTCCTTTTTTTCCGCATTCTCATTATCCCTTGTTAATATCCAAAAGATAGAAGAAATGTCTGCGCATCTCATAAAATGCCGATTTTCCAAGTGGCATACCCTCACAGGCGATCAGATATGTGACCGGAACCTCATAACACACAGACTTGATGATGTATTGGCTCAAATCCTCTCCTGCCTGTTCTGCAGTTTCTTCAATCAGCCGGCATTTTTCTTCCAATCCGATTCGCTTAATTGCCAGATTGCCGGTAGCATCCGCATTGTTATGTGTGATCGGCATATCTGTAATTTCAATGCTCTTAACCGTATCATTACTGAATTTCAACTGATTTTTCCACTCCGGATATTGTTCACAAAATCCACAAAGCTCTTTGTATCGCTTACCGGAAATTCCATATTTTTCAAGATTCAAATTCCTTTTATTCAAACTATCACGCTCCCTTTATATTCCAAGCTCGGCTCGGCTCATAATCTCGACCTTTGTCATGCCACCATCAAATAACTGGAACAGCTGCACCAAGCCATCCGGACTATCATCATGTTCATTTTTCCCAAGTTGAGTAAACATTCCAAGTTCTTCCATTGCAGCTCTATATTCTTCACTCTGTAACTCTGGCTTAAGAAAATAAAATCTTTTCTTTATATCTGGCGCATACTGAATAATCTTTGCCATCTTGCTTATCTGGTTACTAGCTTTTGCCCAAGAAATATTGGTTTTAAAACCTTTATCTTTTAACTGGCGGTCAATATCTTCTGCGTATTCATCTCCACCATTATTGGCTTCGAATCTTTCCATATTCGGTTGATGTTGTAATGTTTTAGCCACAACAATAGGTTTTGTTGTATATTTATCTCCTTTATTAAAAATCCAATCAGGAATATATATAGGCCCATCACTTGTGCTTCCAAATAATTTACCGAATGGCATTGATAAGCTATCTCCTCCGCCCCAAGCCACGTCACAGGCTGCTGCAGTAACACAATCTCCATCCGGAAGAACTCCGTTATAGTAATTCAATTCATCAAGCGGGAAGATCAATCCCTCTCGAATAAATGGCATCTGCTGATACTTAGCCATCCATTCATTGCGGTCTAGCCTATCACGCATCTTGTGATAGTATTCTGTTGAGAATCCAACGCCATAATCGTATTGGAAATTGGATTCGTCGTTTTCATTCAATGCCGGAATCTTTCGGAATCTGTACTTTGGATTGTTCTTGTTTTCCGCTTCAACACGCCCCAATGGGTCAAGGACATTCCACCTGGTACCGACCATCAGTTCTTTAGAACCGTCATTTTTACGATCAACCAATACATTCAAGTAATCTTGGTATCGGTTTTCCAATCGAATAGGGCTTAATGATTCGGTACGATCACGCACCATATCATCAACATACAAATATCCGTCTGAACTAATATCAACCGCACCAGTCCATGTACCGTCAATACCTCGACAAGTTAGCGTTGCAAATGCTTCTGTCGGAGAATAATACAACTCATTCTTCTCGGACGACTTATTTGCAAGGTTGATTTCCGGGAATATCTCTTTGAACGTGTATTCCTCGTTTTCCGTGAGTTTGAATACATCCCGATAAAATCTATCAGCAAGGATTCCAGAGTGTCCCGACATGGCATTATGGCTTTCTGGATGCCGACCTATAACCCAAGCAAGGAAGAAAATACAAAGAGTGGACTTGCCTACTCGCGGTGGAAGCGAAATACCCAAAAATTCAAGCAATCCATCTTCCAAGTCCTGCAAATCTTGAACTACAATTCCAAGGGTTTTCTTTCTCGGCTCATAGAATCGCTTTTCCGGTCTGCGGTTCTTCTCCATGTAGAAAAGGAATGATTCAAAATGGTATGGTGCTTCCGCTTTCAATGTTTTCCAGTACAATTCGTCCATCTGTAAAACTTCAATACTGTTTTGAATCGCCCAAGTGCAACATTCTTTGATGTACGAAGTGACTTTCAACGCCCATTCCGTGTCGTTTTCCTTTTCAAACGCTATCTTTGCCACATCCAAGAGGTCAAACAGTGACCGTGATTCAAATCCATGCTGTTTTATGTAATTTTTAATATCGTCAGCGGTTCCCCGCGTCTGTTCTGAAACCAAAAAAGAGCCTCCTTTCCTCAAATTTTGGAAATAGGCTCTCTCTACATATGTGCCACATGGCACTCTGCAACTGGTGCTCTTTTTATTTATTCACTTGCCTTAAAATTGTATACAGGTTTGATAATTGCCAACACATCAACTGTATCTTTGATATTCTCAACAATTTCATCCAATGTCTTATATGCCATCGGAGATTCATCTATTGTAGATTGGTTGACGGAGGTTGTATATATTCCGTCCATTGACTTTTCAAACTCTTCCAACGATACCAATTCCTTGGCTTTTGTCCGACTCATTACTCTACCAGCTCCATGCGGTGCAGAACAATTCCAATCCTCATTTCCTTTGCCAGTGCCGATAATACATCCATCACGCATATTGATGGGGATAAGAACCTTTTCTCCGTACTTGGCAGAGATAGCGCCTTTACGGACAATATTTGAATCATGGTCAATATAATTGTGAATACACTCGAAGTAATCCGGCATATCTGCATCAACGCCCCATCCCATGTGGTTGCATATAATCTGAGCGATCATAACACGGTTTATGTAGGCGAATTTCTGACAAATTCTCATGTCATGCAGATAATCTTCCCTGTATTTGCCCTCTAAGTAGCACAAATCCTTTGGAATATTCGGATTAACCGCCTTGAAATTCCTGTGTAATTCTGCTATTGCACTTTGAATTTCAGATTTTCTTCCGGCGGATTTGTACTCTTTTATGAGTCTGTCCTGTTCTTCATACAGTTTATCTTTACCACTCATAAGTTCAACAGCAAGGTTCTGGTAATAGTCGGCTACCTGTTTTCCGAGATTACGGCTACCAGTATGAATAACAAGATACTTATAACCATCTTCTGCAACATCAACCTCAATGAAGTGATTTCCACCGCCAAGAGTACCGATAGACCTCTCAAGTCTCTTTGTATCTCGTAATTCTCGGTAGCACTTCAACTCCTGTAATTCGTCGAATCTGATGATTCTTCCCTCATGCACATCTCTTCCGCTTGGAACATAAGAACGAATCACATTATCCAACTTTTCAAAGTCAATATCTGTCTGACCAAGGCTTACGCAAAGCATTCCACAACCAATATCAACGCCGACAATGTTCGGGATAACCTTTTCTCCAAGGTCTGCGGTAAATCCAATGACACATCCCTTTCCTGCGTGAACATCCGGCATGATACGAACCTTACAGTCTTTGAACGCATCCTGCGCAAGTAATAATTCAATCTGATCTACTGCTTCCTGTTCGACATTCTTGGTAAATATTTTCAAATTACTCATCATTCTACCCCGATTCTATTGATTTTCCCGCATTTCGGACATTTAATTTCAGCCTGCCCATTGAATTTACCTAAAAGACGGTTGCACTTACTGCAACGCGCATCTGTCAATCCCTCCGGCGGATTCATGTACTGTCTAAATGCATCATGTTCTATTGATTCAATTACTTCTGCCATACTCATTTCCAATACACCTTAAACCCTTTCGCTTCATACTCTCCTACTGCTTTCTTAAGGCTCATATCGTCCTCATACTTTTCATTCAGCATAATCACTATATTGCCTTTTTCGATGCCATATATATTGCAATCCGCAAGTTTCTTAGCGGTTCCAAGGATAGCTTTTGCCTGCTTGCGGCTCATTTCATAGGTTTTGGCTCCCATATTAACAATCATTCTTCCACCAACTTCCTGCCGCACATAGGGCAAAATGCAATACTTATCGCTCCTGCACCGTATTCACAGGCACTGTTCGTAAAAACAAGTGCATATTTATCTACAATTTTCCGAATTTCTATTGCGTCGCCGGACGGAACCTTTCCGTTTTCATCCGGGGTGATGAAATCCCAATCCGGTATTCCAATTCCTATGTTTTTGCAAAAATCACACATACTTACACCTCATTTTTGTGTAAAAAAATACCAACCATCGAATATTGACGGTTGGTAAAATTTAAAATTTTATTAATGCCATAATAATTGAAACCACTATTCCTGCTACTCCTAATGTAATAGATATTTTATTAGACCTTGAGTTTTTCCTTATATCCGTGGACAAACGTATAAATTCATCTTCTGTTCTCTTAATAATATTCTGCACAATAATTTCGTTTTCGTTTGTTTTTATTTTACTGATATCACGCAAAATATCTTGTTGGTATTTTTCGCATTTATTAAACGGATTCTTTGTTTCTAATTCATCCCTTATACACTTAAGGCTATTTTCATATTCTTTCAAAATCGATGCATGTTTATAACCGCAATCAATTCTAAAAATAATTGCATCTATCCACACTACAACATTAGGAAAAAACTTTTTTGTTTGCGCATCTTCTTGTACATATTCTTCATAAAATCTATTAATTTTTCTTGCTAATACCTCTGTATTATCGCTATCGCATAACTTACATATATTCTCCAGTGCCTTATATGACGTTTTTAGGTATTGACCTTTATTATTAAACAATACATATATCTCAAAACCAATTACAGCAACTAAAATCACTAAATATATCAGAAGAAAAATAATAATGTCCATTTTTATCCCCTTTATCTTATGTTTTTCCAAATTATACCACTACAACCGCCAATATTCAATTGTCAATGTTCAAAAACTTGCGCAGAGGAATCGAACCTCGCTTATCCCAACGCCTTACCTTGCGACATATATTGCAATCCGCGCGTTCATTCTTTCATCTACAAGGCGTGTGGATTTGAACCACATGCACAAGTCTGCTATCGTCATAGCAAACGCCGCACACAGGATTCGAACCTGCAAGCCTTTTACAGCCAACGGTTTTCAAGACCGCTCCCTCACCACCCGGACATACGGCAAATATAGCAGTGTGGTGGAACTGCTATATCCCGAAATTGCTTTTGCCACCACTTTGTACAATTTCATGCGGACTTTCTACCGCTTACGGCAAACCTTTTTCCAGGTTTATTGCCGTAAGTTAGCGCAGTGTGTAGGATTCGAACCTACAAGGCGAATAAACGCCCGGCGGCTTAGCAAGCCGTTCCAATACCATTATGGGAACACTGCCGAATTTTCTTGTATCGTCAAGAACATTAGGAAAGAAACGGCGGATACCTTTCTTGCTGGAGTTATGCCCGCAGGTGGATTTGAACCACCATTCTGCTACCATGCTTACTCCGGAATTTAATATGCGTGGGCGGATTTGCACCGCTCCCATGGTTGCTAGCACCAGTGATCTAAGTTGCCGATTTCAACTGATTACCTACGGCAATATCGTCTACCTATTCCGACAACGCATACTAACTGGCAAGGTGGGGATCGAACCCACGACATCCTGATTAACAGTCAGGCGTTCTACCACTGAACTACAAGCCATTGGAGAAGGTTGAGGAGAGTTTGGGGTATGCTCTCCTCATGTATTGGGGGGTCTACCATTTCTGGCAGAATGATCGGTACGAGATTCGAACTCGTGTTACCACCGTGAAAGGGTGGTGTCTTACCACTTGACTAACCGATCAAAGACACGCGGTCGGCTGTGACGCCAATCCACGCCTGCTATGACGCAAATTAAGTCTTTGCTACTCACGTCCAAATAACCTAGGATAATCTCGCAAACCGGTTACGCGGGACTAAATGGATGTTTTCGCTCATGGGGAAGAGAGGAATTGAACCTCCATTGTTTACCACTTGGGAACTGATTTACAGTCAGCCGCAACACCGCCAATCGTTGCCGCTTCCCCGGAATGCGCGGACACCTCACTCCATATCTCTGTACGCGACCGCGCTACGCATACAGTATCAGATCAGCTCGGCACCATCGGAACGGAAGGATTCGAACCTTCAATCCGGCTCTCATTGTTGTTTTCCGTGTACACGCCACTTTTACCAATTAAGATACGTTCCGAAACCGCCGCAAGACGGTTAGCAATAATGTTTTTCGTGCCATGCGTTGCACTAGACATACAAAATGCCGATACAGCTAAATCATAGACCGCCTGCAAGCAAGCAGCATAATTTGACCGTTTAGGCAGGCAAGGATTCGAACCTTGCATTATCGGTTTCTGAAAAGGTGTTGTTGCTGACTACGGATGATCGCCCGCCTGTCACTTGGTAGCACTCTTACCGATAGGATTCTTTTCCTGCAATACCCATTCTGCCGCTGCCTAACCATATGGGGAATTATATTTTTGAAAATTTAAGCGCCGTGGGATAGACGCCCAAACTTTCAAGTCTGACTGCTATATGGATTGCTCGTCAGCAAATTACGGAACGATCATCATTCAACACCATATAGGCTTACATCAAATGCCGCTATCTGCGGCGACCACCACCGGACGGTCTCGCACCGCCCTTAACAGAATCGTCCTAGTGGGGAAAGGAGGAACCCAAATGCTTGAAACATTCAACCAAGGGTTCAAGTACATATGAGAAAAACATATGTGGTTGCATAGATCGTCAGCATGCAACCAGTTAGGCTACCGGGATTCGAACCCGGGAATACAGGAATCAAAATCCTGTGCCTTACCACTTGGCAATAGCCCAATGTTGTTACGTCCGCAAACATAATCCAAAGCCTAACGCCGATAGATCAATTATTCAGCCAGGAACTATCGCTTGCGGACTTAAGCTATACCGGATGCTCCGATTTCTCGCTCTGGTGCTCGGCGTCACTATCCAGATTGAGCAAATCTCCGGTGCTGTCCGGTTCCTTTGATTTTGCTATATGTATTCTTTCGGCCACGCTCAAAATTGGCGGCAGAAAGTAAATACCAAATATTGGATCATAAATTGTCATGTTGTTATCTCCAAATGGTCATAATATTCATTGCAAAGATCGCGCATGAAAGCAAATACCCCATTGCGTTTGAATTGTCTTTTTGTTTTACCTGTCCTCTCATAAGTCCCAGTATTACGAGGGCATCTGCCGCTGTTGCAATAACTTTCAAAGCCATATCAATATCTCCCATCCTCAAAGCTGTGTTCCTGTTTGAATCGTTCCATTTCATTTACGCTCATACCGAAGATCCCGGCAGATGAATCAGAGTCCGTATGTTCGAAATGCTCGCCCTGCTGTGGAAACATAAACCGGAACATGGCATAGTTTGCAACGTCACACAAGTATTCAAGGTTTCCAGTCTCTTCAAACTTGGCAAGACACATTTTCAAACTTTCGATTGCATCCACATTCCCGTTTGCAAAATTCATTCTTGCCGGTCCGTATTTGTAATACGACTGTTCAATCAATCCTTTGCGTTTTTCATCAAAGGTTTCGGAATACTCGGTTTTCATCAACTCATTGCTGCAGCTTGCCATTAAACATCACCTTCCGCTCTGTGGTTTGCTCTTTCAATGTCAAACCCTTCCGGATAACGTGCCTTAAGCTTGTCTACATTCATCTGCATGATCTCATCAAGGCTCCAGCCGAAGGATTCGCAAAGCATTGCAAGATACCAACAAATATCTCCTGCTTCTTTCTTTGCATGGTCAATATCAAGATGCTTCTCATGGAAAATCCACTTTTTAATCATGTCGTTGAACTCTCCAACCTCGCCGGATAACCCAAGACAGGCATTAAAGATACCGCCAAGGTCATAATCTTGCAACGCAGATGTGATATTGTTCTTTTTGCAAAATTTAAGCAAATCGAGTTTATCCGAAATTCTTTTTGTCGCCTTGCGATCATTTGTCCGCATGGCTAATTTCTGATACTCATTTCCGGTCATATGTCATTCATCCTTTCATTCTTCAATCCCAATCAAACGATTCAACATCAATGCTGCAGCTTCTTGGAAATCCTCTTCTCCAAGGTCAAGATCATTCCCGTTTCTATCCCTTGAATCCCAAAAGCTATCATCCAATGCACTTAACATGCTTTCCAAGAAAATGTGATACAGCCCGCCGCGGGTCATTAACTCATTTCGTAAAACTGCAGATGCCTGTTGAACTGTTTTCGGCGTAAATTTGAATCTAATGTCACCGCTCATATCAATGTCCGGCAGCCCCATGGTTTCAAAAGTGAAATGTGGAACCTCATCCACTGCAACACGAAAATCAACGCTTTTGACGTTTTTAATCTTCTTTCCGTCTATGTAATATTCAGTTCCCATCCAACCTTCATTTGGATTTACGACCTTAACTCTTGGAATCGGATTATCCATACAAATTCTCCTATCTGGCCTTATATCGTTTTTCTAACCCGCATTTCCTGCAACGATACACCTTGATACTATTAAACAGCTTATTGCCATCCATGATGTCTGTATTGAACAAAAGTTCCCAATCATGCTTACAGAAACATGAACGGATATACTCAATCAATGTCCTCATAGTGCTTGACCTCTTTTTGTTTTTGAAAATTTTTGAAAATCGTTATCGAATGTAACCTTTGAATTTTTATCGGATGTAGAAAATTGAATTTAGAAAACGCTGTTGATGTAAAATATACCACTTAACATTTTATTGTTTATCGTTATTGGGGGATCTGATAAAACCCCAGCGTGTTTAAAACATTTAGCAGTACGCTCATTACAGATAACACACTTAAGATTATTTTCATCTTTGTATTGCTTAAGGATTGCTTGAAACTCTTCATCCGTAGATGATCTTAACAATGCATATCCGTTTTGCAGCCCTTCAAGTTTAGCAATCATAGGCCAATACCCCTTTCGGCGAAGGCGATCTTTTTATTTTGAATTAACTTGGGGGGCTAAGTTACCGCCCGGGGTGTGTTTCCACATGACCCCCGGCACCCCTTCTAGACCATGCTCACACGCTGCGTTTGAATTGTGTTTTGATCAAAAACAATTAGTGCAATTCTGTTTCATACGCTTTAACTATTCGCAAAACCCAGCTTTTCCGAATAGTTACGAATAGTTGCAACCGCTGAAGCCCTTGTAAATACTGTGTTTATGAATTGTAGAATAATCTCGCACAATTTCATGTTAGAAATCCGGTTCCGGTGCGTCTAATTGTTTGCCACTTTCGCACAATTCCGCAGGCTTATATTTGGCTTGGATCTGCTCGATACTCTGCGTCTGTTCGCCGCCTTGGCGGTTTGTTCCTGGCATGTTCCAGTTATGCCGCCTATTGAGCGCTGGCAGCACTTTCATCGGGTTGAGTCCGCCGCTTATAAGCTTATCGCTCAATGATTCCTCGTTGTTTTTGATCAACTTTTTGTATACATCGGGGCACGCCGAACCGGATCTATACTCGCCACTGCCCCAAGTATATACCGTATCTGTGTTAATTCCAGTCAAGAAACAAAACCCGTTAATACTTACCTCTTTGTCGTACTCGTAACACAACTCTATGTATGTATCACATATATCATTTACCAGTTTATCATTGTAATTATCTTTACTGTTTTGGTCTCTTAATTGCTCTCTATTGCCTTTAAATACAGCCTTGTAAATATATATCAATGCTGCATTCCATTTACTTTGAGGTTCTTTAGACATATCTTCTATTTTCTTTTCTGCAATATACTGATCCAGGTATTCAGTTATAGAGTTCTCATATACTTCTATCCCTGTATCTGTCTTTACTGTATTTGCCATATGTCTATTACACCTCCATTCACTAGTACAATAATACTTTTTCTTTGCCTGTAATTAACATTACACTGTTTCTGGATATTTTGCAATAGGTGTTTATTTTTTAACAATCTTTTGATATATATACTTACACCGCGCGCATGCGTCTATACACTTACAATACATCTATAGGCTTTATATATACTGTATTTTAAACCCTTAATATATAAATATAACAACAGAGAATATACTCTATCTCTATCTCTTACTCTATATCTACGTTGCAAAAATGTTGCACTTTGTTGCATTGGTGTTGCAAGTATGTTGCATTGCAACAAAACTAATACTATTCTATCATCTTTTCTTACCTGTAATTATCTATTTGCTCTGGGGGTTTTGTCCGATCTTGGGAAGTGATAAAAAGAAAAGGCAGCCGGAAAAGCTGCCCTTTGTTTGTAATATATATTCAACTTGCTTTCTTGTCTATAATATCCGAAATATCCACATTGTTTTCTCTGCACAACGCCGCCGCGGTACTTAATGCTTTTTGAAGCTCCGAATCATCCAACATATCCAAGGTGCGCGGCTTGGTTTTCTTCCCTGTGTTGTTCAAATAATGCGTAATTCTTGCGTTTAAGTTGATGCCATGTCTATATAATAATTCTTTCTTGAAATCTCCCCAAGCAGTAGAATAATCGCCGCCAAGACTACGACCGTAAGCGCGAACAAGCGCATTGATCAGCGGACGATCTGCCCATTGTAAAGCCCTTTCAGCTAACAAATCGTTTTCTTTATCCAGGGCGGTTATTTTCTTCTGCTTGCTCTCGATATTCTGCAACAATCCCTTGACAATAGCTTTCTGATCTTCTGGTATGTCGTCAAAGTATGTATTTACCAACAAATCAGCGTTGTTTATATACCCGCCAGTCTTGCGAATTGCCGGGAGAACCTCGTCAGCTATCCAATCTGTGAACGCTTCCGCATTTGGCTTGTGGCTCTTGAAAACAAGTTTATACACTCCGCTTTCGGTCAAGAAGTTTTCGCCGGCATTGTTTAATTTTCGGATATGCAGATTATGCACATCCGAATTTGTCAGCTTTACAACCTGTTTTTCATTAAAGTTTCGAATACTACTATTTACGTCTGCAATTTCCAAACATTCCGCTACATGTTTAGGATTAAACAACACTTGTCCTTTGACTTCTAAAACCTCAACTTCATGTCCTTCAAAAATCATTAAATCATTCATATATTTTACTCTCCGATCAAATTCAATTATTTTTTATATCTTCTGTAAGTAGAGTTTTTCTCTTTCTCCTGTGAATTAAATTTGTTTTATCTGGAGTAAATAAAAAACACACTAAAACATGGCAATTTTGCCGGTTGTCTTTAGTGTGTTTCGTTTGGTATGTATTCCATTATATCTTTTGGCTGACACTTTAAAGCATCACATAAAATAATAATCGTATCTGTGTTTATTGTATCGCCTGCAATTATCTTTTGTATTGTTGATGGGTGTATTGGGTTTGGCTCTAATTTTCTTAGATCTGCCTTTTTTATTCCCTTTTTATCCATTCTCTCAAATAATTTTTCGTAAGAAATTTTACCGGGTAAAATTCTTTCTTTTGGCATGTTCTCACCTCACTTTTATCTTAGTATACTTTAACGTACTTTAAAAGTCAATATTTTTTTCACTCTAATGTACTAATATGCGTTTTATTTTTGTACGTTATAGTGAACTTATTACAAATATTCTGTGTCGTTTTTGTGTACTTTATCAATTGTATTTAAGTACGTTTTAGTGTACTATATAACCATCAAGAGGAACACGAAAGGAGAAATAAGAACATGGATGAATTTTTGAAAATTGTAGGTATGAACCACATTATGAATAGTGGAACATTTGAGAACTATCAACCGGAGGTTATAAAACTCCTAGATGAACTCAAGAAAATTGTAAGTGATGAAGTATTTAACCACTTAGAAGATTTAATTGATGACGCAGTAAATGCAACAAATGAATACGCTTTTGTTGAGGGCATGAAAACTGCTATAGCAATTACAGAAAAGAATTATAAGCCAGTTCTTTAATCTTTCCGGTGGCGGTTCAGCCGTAGCATCAAAGCAACCGCCGGAACTACTCAAAAATGAAGCACGAAAGCGAGGTTACAACATGAGCAAATATTTTAAAAACGTAAAGAGCTACAACGAATTAAAAAGCACTTATAAGGAACTGTTAAAGGCAAACCACCCGGACAACGGCGGCGATCTTGCAAAGATGCAGGAAATCAATGCCGAATATGATGTTATGTTTAAGATCTGGAAAGACCGTGCAGCCAATGACAACTCGTTAAATGAGGAAGAAAAAACAGAGACGGCCCAGAGCACACGCAGCAGTTTTTATACTTCTTTCGGTTGGGAAGGCAGTAACCACGATTGGAGCCGGAGCTTGAAAGAAGTTGCACAGATCGTCAGAACTTATGTAAAAGAGAAATACCCGACTTATAAATTCAGTGTTCGCACTTCTTACGCTTCCATGTGTCAAGAATTGCATGTTGAATTGAAAGAAAGCCCTATCGAGGTTTACAAGAAAGCCGACGAGCTGACCGAGGAGGACAAAAACGAATTTTTCAGAAAAGCAAATCGCAATAACTACTGGTCTTTAGATTGCTGGAATGATGAGAATTTTAAAAAAGAATATGAGCGCATAACTTCCGAGCATGGGAACTTTTTCAAGATATTGAACGAAGTCACAAAGGCAGTTATTGAGGATGTAGACAATTTTGTAAACTCCTATAATTATGAGGATTGCGACGGCATGATTGATTATTTCCACGTAGATTTCTACTATTTCGGATGTGCCCAAAATAACGGTAAGAATATAAAGATTGTGCCAAAAACGGCACGGATCAAAGCCGCAGCCACTACCCCGGCAACAACAAAAGAAACAGCCGCACCGGATCAGATCGAGACAAGCGGCGAAGCGTTCACAGTTACCGAAAGCGAACACACAAAGACGCATGAGAAAATTTTCCTTGTAAAGTGTTTGCAGACATTAAGCCGCGACGCTTATATAAATCTTAACAAGCAGATGCGCGACATTGGCGGCTACTACTCTAAATTTACACATAGCTTTATTTTTAAAAACGACCCGACCGAAGCGTTGAAGGGGGTAAAAATAGCATGATGAAAGAAGAATGCAAAATAAATTGTTGCAGGTGTCCAGAGCGCGACACCTGCGAAATTATGCACGAACGCCTTATGAATGAGCTTTTCACAGTATACGGACAGCCACAAAAGCGAATGAGTGAAAAAGTCATTAGAATTTACGAGCAACACCCGGAGCGATTACACACGGAAAGGGATATTTTAAACAGCTTCGTCCATGTCCGCGAAGATCTGGAACGGTTGGAAGAAATCACGCTTGAACTAAAAGCGTATCAGATCGAGTTGACCAACCGCTACAACTTTATAAAAACGGCGCCAACGCGGCAAAAAATAAAATTATACCGGGAAAAGCGCTACCAAGAGAAAGTTTTTTACTATATACAATTTTATGATGTTAATTTGACAGACGGACACGAGGAAATGACCCACAGCATCAAATATACCGGGAAAGAGCGAAAACAAGCCATAGAACACTTTGAACAGCTTAAAAAAGAGAAAAGCAACGCCATTTTTGAAATGGATATAGCAAAAAAGTCATGGGAACGCTGAATGAAAGGATGGTTGATCATATGAATAAATTAGAAGAAGCTGAAAAAGCATTTTTGAAAGTTAGGGATTATTTTTTAGAAATTCAAGAAGATTTCGCGCCGGCGAAGGCGTATAGCAAGCCCTGGAAGTGGTACAGAGAACACACAACAGACGAAGCTATCGAGATTTTAAGAGCGGAAGTAAGCGCATAAGCAAGCGGCGGCGTTTACCGGGGTTCAATTCCCCGGCTTGCTTTTACCCGGAGCAACCGGAAAAATTTAGAATATGGAGGACTTGAAACCATGAAAAGAACGCTATATGAATTATTTACGGAATGTGATTGGAACGCCTGCCGTGTACCGTGGAGAATATACGGCGAAAACAATAAATTGGTCTGCGCAAATTACGGCGCAGAAACCGGGAATGAATTTGACAATATGCAAGTAAAAAGCTACTCATACAACAAAAACAAGAATTATGTACGAGTTTATGTAAAGTAACCAACCGCCGCAGAGGATGCACGCCGGATCACTACCGGCGGCGTGGATTCCGTGAGAACTGGTTCTCACGCGCACATTGACAAATAAGCACAATCTAAGGAGGTATAAAAGCCTATGATCTATGATATTAAATCGAGCCTTAACGGGCAAACTGTGCGCCGGGTAGCGTATGGAGATTTGCAAGCGTGGCTGATCGTAAACCAATTATCGCGTGACGGATGCAAAAATATATGCATGGGCGAGCGCGGAACGTCTGGAGGTGGCGAACATGGCAAAATATGAGTATATCGGCAAAAGGAAAATTCTGCGCCGGGTGTCTGCTCTTGGCTATCCGGTGGCATCCGGCAAGCTGTGCAGCTATGCGAAATTCGAGGGTGTCGAGTGGCTGGAATCGCCAGAGTTAAAAATAACCGTACAGCGCGGCGGGGATTGGCTACAGATCACGCGCAAAAGAAACACAGAGGACGCAGAACACCAAACGCATACACACGTACGCTACAACGGCAGAACCTACGCAGAAACCTATTGACGGCGGCAGGAATTGTGTGTTATGTTATGGGTGTATATTTTCGACACCGGGAGCGGTTCCCAATTATCCGTTCTTGGTGTCCTTCTCCAACATTTCAGAATATCATTTTTGAAATATCAAATCAAATATAGGCACAGTCTAACTTTTTCAAGAAAGTTGTAAGAAATCCAAGAAAAAAATTTTTCAAAAATCTGAACGAAATTTTTCCAACCTCAAAATCGAAATTTCACACTCATTTTCGAGGGGTAGGGGGGTATGAAAAAAAGATAAAATATCCCGCGCGCCGCCGCCGGAAAAACTTTTAATTCTTATGCTACTCTCGCACCCTCTGATAGGCCTATATCCAATTTTTAACTATCAAATGAATATTTTATAGCCGAATGACTTTGAACCCGAATACGGGCGAAATACGCAATTTGAATTTAGACAATAAAAAAGAACGCCCTATGCGTTCACATTCTACCAGTTGAGGAAAACTTAAAGCACTTGTGCAGTTCTCCTTTCTTCTGTATTTTGTTCGAGTAATCACGAGTAATCAAAACATTTGTTCGCAACAGCTTGCTCAATCCATTGATTTTACTGCATTTTCTCTTAAGGCTCAGATACGCCATGAAGAAGCCCTGCAGATTACGCTCGCCCTCTATG